GGTTAGAATTGCTAAACAACGAATCGATTACTTTTTTGCCACCATATAATATGGCCAACACAATACCAGCAGGGATAGCAAATTTAAAAGCCACCTGGGCTAGTTCCATGATTGTTTTTTCTTCCAGTGCTGTGCCCACTTTGGCAGTTATGGCCTTGGCAATGTCAGCCGCAGAAGATCCAATTTCGTAGGCACCTAGTCCAACCCCAATTTTATCTGCATTCTTGGCTGCAATCTCTGCACCAGATTTAGCAACTGGTGCGGCCGCTTTCGCTGTAGCCTTACCTGTATTTTTAAGAACTTGTGCAATTTTAGGTGCCATTGTAATTACTAATCTAGCACCTGCAGCCAATATCGGCGCAAGTTCATTTAATTGTTCTTCTTTGGTTAGTTCACGGCCAATGATTCCGCCGCCGGTACCACCTACTGCACCGCCGATAATTCCACCAATTGGGCCTCCAACTGCGCTACCTGCCACATGGCCAGCAATTCCTCCAATAGTACCGCCTGCTAATTCACCTTTCCAGCCTTCTTCAAAATTGCTCATGCCACCGGCGATAACACCGCCCTCTTGCATATATGTTTTGTGTTCTAGATATTCACGAACTGTGTTTAGATAGTCACTGGCTTTGATGATTTTCTCTTGTACCCAACCCTCTAGACCCTCGTCTTCTGAAACCTGATGTATCATCTTATAGATTTCTTTAGCATTCTGTGCCGCATGGAATAAGTCGCTACGTGCCATCTCTACTTCGTGATCTCTACGATCCTGATCTTTAGGTATGAATCCGGGCTTTAATTTCTTCCCTTGTCCGGGGACTAGTATAAGGTCTGCTTCATTGACTTCTGCTTCACTGACTTCAGACTCATAGAATTTCTTCTTGGTCTTCTTACCCTTGAATAGTGTGCCCTCACGCTTCTGAGTGCCACCCATGGGCATCGCAACGCTTGCTACTGACCCTGATGTTGTGCTTTCATAAATGTCTTTGATTTTCATGACTTAATTCCGTAATAATATAGTATTTATCTATTTGTCCATGTACTGACTAATAGATTATAAATAGACTTATGGCCATAAACTACAATCATCCGATATATGCAAAACAAAGGGGTACAGAGAAGTATAACGCAGTAGCGCGTAAAGGACTACCAACAAGGGAAGGATTTGATGCACTAAATCCTACTATATGTAGGACTATATTTTCAGACGAAATCAATAAAATCACGCAGGGCAAGACGCATTACTCTCTTGCTAAAATGATTCCTGTATTATTCGAAGGACATTATACTGCAGGAAGAGACCCTAAAAAACTACTTGAAGACCTATCAGATATACCTGATTCGATATTAAATGAGATACGACAAAAAGAGAGTTTCCTGATATATGAACATGGCGATCCGGGTGAAGGCTTTCTACATAGACTCTTTAAAAATGTTTGTATTTTAAACAAGATACCTACATCTCAGATAATCATAGTAAGTCATGGTCAGGACTATAAATTTTTAGTACCTAAAATAGCAGGAATATACGGATTAGAACCTTGTCACGTAGTATTATATAATCACTTTGACTACTGGATGAAAACAAGATTCATCAGAGAATTTGAAGCATACAACATAGATATACGAACAACAAAAATCAAAGGACCATTAGAAAATGAGAACCCTGAAAAAATATATCTAAATCTTAACCAAGCATGGAGATTACACAGGGCTGCATTCATAAGTCATTTGAATGATGCTAAGTTATTAGATTATGGATACAACAGTTTTGTAGGAGTTCCTGAAGTGTTGTTGGGTAATTGCTTCATATCTTCAAATGAACAACCGTCTTTTGAGATAACAGACATACGTGAGATCGATCATCCGTTGTACAAAAAATACTTTCACGGAGATGATGATCAGAAAAAATGGGCTACGCTGACTTATCATAATCAACGATTTTTTAAAGAACCCTTAAGATCGTCTATATTAAATGGTATGGATATATATGATAAGTTTCCTATGTTTGTAGATAGTCATAAAAATAATATCTACGAAAGTCCTGATAAGGTTAGAACGTTGCTTCCTTACTTAAAGAATAGTTATTTCAGCATCATCAATGAGACTTACTATAGCAAGGATTATGACGAACAGATAGGCAATAAGTATTGCAGATTTTTGACTGAAAAAACATATAAAGCAATCGCTTGTAGACATCCATTCATCTTGTTGACTGTAGCCAACTCTTTAGAATTATTACATGACATGGGATATCAAACATTTCACCCATATATAAATGAGGATTATGATAAAGAGACTGACGATACCACAAGAATGATCATGGTAACAGAAGAGATAAAGAGATGGACTACTTTAGACAAAGCCACTCTTAATAACTATCGCAAAAAATTAATTGATATCGTGGAGTATAACTACGATCTCTTTATTAATAGAAAAAAATACGTTTTCAGATTGATATAAAATAAAAGCCCCTTACGGGGCTTTTATGTTTTGGCTTATTGTGCCTTCTTTGCTTCTTGCTCTTTGATATACATAGGACCTATGTTATCCATCAAGTACTGCTGATTTTCCATACAGAACACATAACTACCTGAGTGACGCAATAGAACTCGCTTATCGACCCAGATACGGCCGCCTAAGTCACGCCAGTTCTCACAGAAAGTCCAATCCTCGCTATAGTAACGATTCTGACGAACTGCTGTGTCAAAGTAAGTCTTAAGATGCTTATCATACTTAGGATCAAGACCGATGTCGTTCTTATACTGCTTGACCGCAGGGTGACCGTTCATCTTTTCAAATACGTGCTTCTTCATCAATAAGAAACCTGTACCTGCTTTGCTTACTTCTTGTAGTCCATCTGGACCTTCTTCGGCTCCATCAAATCCATTGACTACCCACTTGATAGGCATAGTCTTCATTGGATATAATCCACCGATAACATCTACGTTACGATTTAATAATACTAACAAGTGCCATGGTTCCCAGCCGATATCAGCATCGACAAAGAACAAGTGTGTCGCGTCTGGCATATCGAGGAACTTGGCAGTAAGTGTATTACGTGCGCGGCTGATCAAACTCTCGTTGACCATAGTCTCCAGTGTCCAATCGATTCCTAACTGTCTTGCAGTATTCGCCCATTTAATGAAACTCATGAAGGTGGATTCTGTAAGCATCCCGCCATAACATGGCATCGCTATATGAACTCTAGTAGTTCTCAAAAAATCGACATTGACTTGTATCTGTTGCTGTCCGGGCTGTTGCTGCCCATCTGCTTGGGGAGCCTGCTGCGCCTGTGCAACAATCTCTTGAACCTGTTCTACTGGAACAGTCTTCTCTTCTGCTTTAGTTTTTTTGTTGGCCATATTTCCTCTCAAACTTGTACAGTTATTTACTGTTGTCAGAGAGTGCTGATTTTTTTCTTATACGTTTGATAGTCTACCATTTCTAATAATTTGTTAGCCCAAAGAGTATTAGTGATAGGTCCTGCATGTATTAAATCTCTAGCGACATCTTGAAATGTCTCTATTCCGTCCCATTGAATGATATTAGTATTGTAACCTTCATTTTCTAGTTTAATATCCGCCATCAAGTTTAACTCTATCACCTTGATGTTCATAGTGGATAGATATTCCAATGTCAATTTTCTATAAAAATGAGAGTGACTTACAGGCAATTCATGCATGTGTAATGTCTTGAATACTTCGTAATCATACTGAAAATGAAAGTCTTGCATAGGGTTATAAACTGCATACTGACCTTCTTTATGTACCAATGCATATCTATTGAAATGAGGCCATTGCAGAATGATTGCTTTGGGTTTAATATGTACCTTATTAAGGAACATAGTAAGATTATAATATGTGGTGTTGACTGAAGAGCCTTTTAATCCTAGATTATAATAATCCAATCCAAGATTCTTGGCTAATATATAGGGGTACGTCTCTTCCAGTTTTTCTGCGTGACCATCAGTTGTACTGCATCCAGTAACCAATATATAATCATCGTTTAAATCTTGTATCTCTTTACATCTATGACCATTACTATTATAGTCATAGGTTATATCTAAGTCTTTATATCGCCAGTTTTTTATTTTTGCGCAGTTATTTTCAAACTCTTCGCGCTCGCCCTTAAAGTAATAATAACGATTGTATGGTTTGGAATGCCCTATGAAACCATTCTGAAAATAGTTATAAATCATTAATTCTCAGGTAGATAGTCTATCGCTTCTTTGACTTCGGGCTTCTTTCCGTCTTTCTTCATACTGATAGCAATCGCTGCCTGCTGTGCAGGATTAGCAGCCTCAGTCTGTGCGCCCATACCTGCATCAAGTAATTTAACTACATTGGTTGCTAGTTTTTGATTCTTTTGTGTAGCAGGATATAGGCTCATTACCATTGCGGTCTTTTGTCTATCATTCAATCCAGGCCATGCATTACGTATCTCAGTTGCGCTCTTGATTCCTGGACCGAATTCTACTGTTGGTAGATAATCAATGTATGCATGTTTACTGAAAGGTTGTAAATCTTTACCAGTCCATGGTTGAAAATAACTAGGACTGCCATCTTTCTTAGTACCACCTGGTTTAGGTTGCTCAGTTCTATCTTTTTCGCTACGCACAAAAATCAATACATCACTATCAGGATCATACTGGCTTGTTATCTCTTCTGGTTTGAAGGGACTTTTTACTTGAACAAAACGTCCCGGTGCAACGCCTGCAAGTTTTGCTAGTTTCTCTTTGATTTCAAAGGGAAAAGGTCTTGCTTTTTGATCGTTAGTCGCTGCCACATAAACATCCGCTCCCGGAAAGGCTTCTAATGCACTCTTATACAATGCATAATGTCCTGCATGGAAAGGATGAAAACCACCTGGCATGATGACTATCTGTTTCATATTAATAACTCAACTTAACAAAATTAACAACACCGCCCGCAAAATCAACGATTTTGGCGCGCATGTAAACGAAATTACCTTCTATATTAGTATAGATGCTTGCGTTGCTTGCATCATAAGTATCGCTGCCTGTGGCTGAATTAGCATTAGCCACTAGTTCATATACCTTGAACCATTCAGCATTAGAACTATTACTATTTAAACTTGCTTCAATAACGATGTTCGCGCTACAATTAGACAATCTGATATTGACTGTTTGTAGGTCTTGGTTTCCTAGATAATATGCAGCCGCGGGCTGTGCATTACCCGTAACTGTATAAACATTGGCAGTACCGCCGCCGTTATAAGTTGTCTGCGGTAATAATTCAAGTATAGTGACCTGACTCATTATGCTTTCACCGCTTCAACAACGATGCCCTCACCCGCGAGTTCTTGGGCCACTTGTTCTAATGCGGCCAACGTCTCTGGTGTAGCAATATCTGCACTGTCTTTATCGTTGTCTTTGACTATCTTGCTGAACTTTATGACAACGACATCTTCTACGATTTTAGCCATAAATACTCCATTCTATTAGAGTATTTATCTATATCACTTCTGTTTCTGTAGAGAATATGATTTCCCTAGAAAATCACCAAACCATATACCCAAGATAGATATCATCCCGGGGTCGTTATAGTCTATATAGTACGATGTGTGCATATATCGGTATGTACTCTGCGGATATTTATTAAGCATCCTGACCATCCCGGGACTGAAACGTATCTTGTCCCCGTACATATTTCTCAAGTCATTGACCTGATCTTGAAAATCTACCGGGCATTTCCTACCTTTAAAGAAAGTTCTGTGCTTATATTTAGGTTCTTTCTTAAAGAACAATGTATCTGAAGTTTTGATGTATGCTTCACTAAACTTGAGTGAAGGATCTATCACAACTAATGTCTTGAGCATGTCTAGATCATTACTGAAAAAACTGATATTATTCCCTTGAATCCTACACATGAAGGTTTCGTTATTTCTATTATTCTTCCAATCAAAAAACTTTTCTATCTGCTCGAAATTAATATGATCGTATGTCTCTTCAAACCTACTATTTAAAATACTGATTCTATACTGATTCCTATTAGCCTTAGTATTTTCAAGTTTTTTCTTGAATTGGTCAAGGGTGTTGGTATAATAAGTATAGGCAGCACCCATGACTTTTAATTGTGCGCGATATTTGTATTTGCCAAAATACAAACCAGTGCGGTCATCAATTGTTAACTGTAATGATTCCATCATCTCCAACCTTTGCTGTCATTTTATTCGTGATGGCAAATTCGATGTTGTCTCCTACTAGATTTACCATGATGCTAGCATTGTTGATCTTTTCAAAGAGAATCTTCTTTGAAAGAGGTACACGCAACAATTCATCGATCTTACGTGCTAATGGACGTGCGCCCATCTTGCTATCGTAACCCTTGTCAGCAAGATATTCAACGACCGGTTCGCTTAAGTTAAGAGTGATGTTATGCTTCTCAAGCAATGCCTTTTTGACATCCTCAGTGAATTTGATAACGATCTTCTTGATACTCAGCGTGTCCAACTTCTTGAACTTACAGACCTTATCAAGACGGTTTCTAAACTCAGGCTTGAAGAAGTCCTTGAATGCCTTGTCATCTTCACCGGTCTTTATCATGTCACCGAATCCGATAGCGTTTCGTTCACCATCTGCACTGCCCAAGTTACTGGTCATGATGATGATAGTATTCTTACATGACACTTCCTTACCATTGCTACCTGTGACGCGCCCTTCATCAAGGATCTGCAAGAAGATGTTGAAGATGTCAGGGTGAGCCTTCTCAACTTCATCAAACAACATTATGCTATGCGGGTTCTTGCTCAAGTCACTGATCAAGCGACCACCTTGTACTTGGCTATCACCGAATCCAACATAACCAGGAGGAGGTCCGATCAATGCGCTAACTGTATGTTTCTCGCTATACTCTGACATATCATATTTCAATAATGGCATGTCAAGATTCTTGCTCAACAACTTAGCAAGTTCAGTCTTACCTGTACCAGTCGGGCCCAAGAACAAGAAACTTGCGATAGGCTTAGTCTCGTTGTTGATTCCAGCAAAACTTACATAAACACGATCCAACACTTCGTCTACTGCTTCATCTTGACCATATAGTTTAGCCTTGACATTACTTTCAAGGTTAGTGATGCGATCAAAATTATCTCCCGACAACTTATCAGCAGGAACTCCAGTGAACTTCTCTACTTGATCAAAAATCATTTGCTTAGTGATGTCTGCGCCCTTGTTCTCAAGAACACGCTGTTTAGCACAGGCTGCGTCAAGCAAGTCAATGCTCTTGTCGGGATTTTTACGATCATGAATATAACGACCAGCCATTTCTACTGCGCTTTCGATTGCTTCGTCAGCGATCTTGACATCATGGAAGTCATTCAATCGTTCGCTCAAACCGCGCAAGATACGAACAGTAGTATCAGTGGTAGGCTCATCGATTGCTACACGATAAAACCTGCGCATCAATGCACGATCCTTCTCAAAACTTTCGTAGAAATCTTCCCAAGTCGTGCTTGCGATGATCTTCAATGTACCCTTAGTGATAGCAGGCTTGATCATGTTAGCAAAGTCAACACTGCCGTTGCTACTGCTGCCAGCGTTTTGCATCATATGTGCTTCATCGATGAATAGGATAGCCTTCTTCTTAGTATTGAGTGCCTCCATTACCTGCTTGACCTTCTCTTCAAAATCACCGCGATAACGACTACCGGCTAACAAACTACCGATCTCAAGACTATACAATTCATGATCCTTCAAGAACTCAGGAACTTCATCGTTGACGATGGCACGTGCGATACCTTCTGCGATAGCAGTCTTACCTACGCCCGGATCACCTACCATCAATACGTTGCTCTTGAAACGCTTGGCGAGTACGTTGATGATATCATCGATCTCTTTGTGACGACCGATCAATGGCTCAAGTTTATCTTTTCTTGCTAGATTAGTGAGATTGATGGTATGTTCTTCTAGGATCTCTTCTGCTTGGCTCTCAGTGAAGACAGAACCATGCTCACCGCCCTTATAATGCTTTTGCCAATACGGGAAGAATTCTTGCTTGGACACACCATACTTCAACAAGAAATAATGTGCATGACTGTTGTTTTCGCTAGCGATGCTAAAATACAAATCGATAGTAGTAACTGTCCTGCGACCGCTGAACAATACCTGCGTCACGCTACGATTCATCACACGCTCAAGGCTGTTAGTCTTTTTAGGAACAGCATTTGGTTCTTTGCCTACAATGCTTTGCAATCCCTTGACATAAGATGCGATCTCATCCGACATAAGATCGACATCTACTCCAAAACCGATCAGACATTTCTTGAACGGACTAAACGTGACTAATGCCAATAGTAAATGCTCTATAGTCACGTATTCGTGATTATGCTCTTTGGCAAATGCGATTGCCTGTTCGATGATGTTTTCAATTTCGGGTGATGTATTCATAAGCCTCTCTTTTAAAATATTTATTTGCTACGATTGCGCAAAATACTATCTATGATTTCGTTATCTATTATATCGGGAATATAGGGTTTTAGCAAGATGTATTGGTCTCCGTGATTAGCGGTGTTGACTATGGGCATACCATAACCTGACAATCTAATGCTTTGAAATGGTTGTGTTTTTGGTTTTATAGTTACATTTAATTCTTTTCCCGATACTGTCTTGAAGTGAAAGTCTGTACCAACAATCAAGTCTAACACATTGATGCTATGATTGCAATAGAGATCATTACCTCGCCTATCAAATCGTAGATCAGGTAACATGTTGAATTCTACTATCAATACACCACCATCCATGACGTTATCAAAACGCATTTGGTCTTGATTGTTTGCACCCGGGGGAATTTTGATATCTATGACCTTTTTACCGTTCATAGTACCTAATTCTAGTATCTTATTAATACCGTGATAAGCATCTTGTAATGTGATATCTACACGGGTTCTATAGACTTGTTTTCTGACGCCCTTAGGACCATTATGATCACGGAAGACTTGTCCAAACAAATCATTTAGATCGAAAGGCTGACCGTTGAATCCGAACCCACCCGGAAATCCTTGGGGCATTGGATTATCGTATTGTTGTCTTTTTTGTGGATCGCTCAGTACATCGTATGCTGTTTGGATCTCTTGAAATTTATGCGTGTCACCGCCCTTGTCAGGATGATGCTGACTTGCTAATTTGCGGTAGGCTTTTTTGATATCATCGGGTGTAGCATTTTTTGCAACACCCAATGTTGCATAATGGTCCATTCTTTATTATAAATCAATTAAGGATGAAAGTCAACGTTTTGATCATCCCATTTATTACTGCGATATGGCTTTCTCGGTTCTACATCAAAATCATACTCTGGTTTTCTACGTGCAAACTTTTCAAGTCCTGTAGCACCGAAACCTCCTAGCACGATCCAAGCCATAGTTTCATATATAAATGCATCCATTTTATAGTTAAAAAACAAGTTCGCTATGAAAGCCACAACACATAAAATAAAAGCGATAAATGTTATCACTCTTTTACTCGACACCGATTCACTGTCATGGCTATCGGCTAACATTGTTTTCATATTCTGACGCAAACTCATCGTTTCCTCAGATTCTTGCTATGTCTAACAGATGGCGTATCTCTTCATCTACATTTGTATAAATCTTTTTGCGAGATAGTCCTGCGATATGACGCATCTCATTTAACTCTTCTTCTTTATTTTCTATCTTTTTATATTCTTCAGGATTTAATATCATGATCTGTTTTAAAACATCAGTATCAGCGTCATAATCATCTTCTTTGAAACTCACAGTATAATCCTTGACTTGGATATCAGTCAAGGTTTCTAAATCTTCAAGCACTCTTATGATCTTTTCAGGGACGTTTGATCTACGTTTCATCTCAACGAACACCAGCCATTTGCCTGGTTCTATCTCACCATCACTCACACTTGAATCAAGTATGAAATCATATCCTATCTCAAGCCATGCTACTAAATCTTTGGCTGCGAGTTTGCTATTAGTCTTGAATGTTAATGTGACTATATCACTATCTTCGCCCATTTTAGCGGCATACTCATCAATAGTGATCTTAGGGTCTAACTGCCCTTTCATGTCATGGTAATTTAAACCTTCGTTCAGTTTCATATGCGTTGCCTTATACAGTGGCTTGATCTACCTGAGCCTGATCTTGCGCAGTCCCTTCAGCATTACCACCTACACCTTGTTTATCTAAATCTTCAGAATATGCATCATCAAGTTCATCGAGGTCAATAGTAGAACCTGCTAGGTCTACAGAACCTTCCTTGATATCGTCCATCAGATCATTGGGAATAGTGATCTTCACTAGCCAAACTTCACGCTTGACTCCTTTTGGATAGTTAGTACCGGGTACTAGATCCTCATAGTCTTTTACTTCTACAGGGACATCGACCTTAGTCTTTTCCCATTTAACATCACATCCTACAGCAAGCAGTCTTTTGACTGCTTTAGGATCTGGCATGAGTTTATAAGGCCACATGAATATGCAACTAGTATTATATCTACCTACATCTGGGCCTTGAACTAGTTCACCTAATTCCCAGTTTTTAAAAGCGTAAATGTCTAGTTCATCTATGACACGCTCAAAGTCCAATACCATGGATATTGCTCCGTCGCTGGTCATGATGCCTTTGACAGTGCTTACTATGCTGACGAAATCTACGTCATTAAACCAATTATCTGCAACTTTATGGGTCATAATGTATTTATCACTAAAGAAGTTATATAAGAATTCATTAATTCTGGGTACAGTGATATATTTATCAATAAATGCTGTTCAAACACATAGCAAATAATACACAGTCACATACCCGTAAATACACAAGAGATAGCAGATAATAGTTATCTCTATCTCTATAGATCGAACTTACAGGAGATTTACGCTTGAGCAAGAGAAAAACTGGGGCTTTAAGAAAAGAGCAAAACAGGCAAATGCAAAACTATCAAAAAAACTTCTATGTCGCAGAAACGATAGACTTCAGGGAAGAATATAAGCGACAACGTAAACAAATCGAACTGCTACCGCAGTCAGTCAATCAAGAAAAATATATCCTATCACTAATCGACAGAGACTTAGACATCGTAGTTGTATCCGGTCCGGCTGGCACTGGAAAAACATACTTGGCGATGCTAGCCGCGATCAAGTCCCTAAGAAACGGAGACTGCGATAAGATCATATTGACTAGACCTGCGGTGGCGGTCGATGACGAGAAGCATGGTTTCTTGCCCGGAGACTTAAACAGCAAGATGGAACCCTGGGTACGTCCATTGCTAGATGTATTGAAAGAATACTATAGCATGAAAGAACTGATCCACATGTTAAATGAGCAAATCATTGAGATAACTCCACTGGCATTCTGCCGTGGTCGAAACTTTAAGAACAGTTGGGTCATACTTGATGAAGCACAAAATGCTACACCAAGTCAATTAAAAATGTTGATGACACGCATCTGTGAAGGAAGCAAAATAGTCATCACAGGCGACATCGAACAGACAGACAGACGAACCGCTGACAACGGTTTACTTGATCTGACAAGTAAACTTCAACAGACTCCTGTTGCTGGTATCGGTGTGTGTGAGTTTGAAACAAGAGATATAAGGAGACATAAGATTATAGAGCATATACTTAAACTCTACAACTAAAAAAAAACGGGGAATTTATTTCCCCGTTTCTCTTCTTTTTGCTAATTCAGGCCCTTCTTTTTCAAGTTGGCTTATTGCTTGAGGATATACCTTCTTATAATATTCATGCAGTTGATCGAAGGTCCTATCTAATCTATTTCCTTCTACTACACATTTTTCTACTTTACGCAATCCATAATCTAATATGATATTGCTAGTAGATGCATCACTGGTACGCACACGCTTGACGAACCTTGCTTGTTCATCAATCTGTCCACCTGGTTTACGATAAAAACTAATCAATAGATAACGCATGTTACTGCTTATCAAAAGTCAAATCGATAGTGCCGCCTTGCTCAAATTGATTCCAAGCAAGTAATTCTTTACCACCATTAGTAGTCTGTACAAAGATATTATAATCAGCATTTGCAGTCATCTTGATAGTTTGTGCATTTGGATCCATCCAACCACGATCTACCCATACGCCGGCAGTAGGTCCAAAACTACATGATCCTTGCATGAACCAAACGTTTGGTTGCTGCCAGAACTTTAATGCATTAGTGTTGTTAGGATCACTGGTAGTATTTGACCAACTCTGTCCAGGACTGATTGTAGTCAAATCTCCTGTGGTATTGTGTGTTACCGTGATATTATAATCAGTATTATTGTGAATAGTTAATGTTGCTTGCCAACTCATGTGAATCTCCTCTGCTCTATTTACTAGATCAAGAAGTCAATTCAATTAATGTTGCAGCCAAACTGATCTCGGGGATACCAACAAGCGGCAAGTTCGCAAGACCATTACGAATATGAATGATTGCAGTATCACGCGCCGGATTAGTTTTGCCCCACAAGTCAAGATTGTCATACATCCATTTATAGATGTCTTCAATTCTTGTAGGATACAGACCTATGTATTCCATCAATGTCTGACGACCTTCTTGCACCTTACCATCTTTGAACAACGCTACTGCTTTGAGTAGCAATTCGTCTTCGTTGGTTGCCTCATTGCTAGGACGTGTCAGGCTACCTGTTATGCTATTAGCCTGTAACTGATTCAAACATTTACGTAGATCGGGATAAGTTGCACGAATATATAGATCCAACACTTCAAGGTCGAATTCAACGTTCTCAGTAACTAACACCGTCGCGGCTCTTGCTGTGAATTCAGTCATATCGGTCTTAGCGATATGAAACTCATGGCAACGACTCTTTAGTGCAGGAATGATCTTGTGTCTATAGTTACAAGTCAGGATATAGCGCACAGTCATGTGATACGCTTCCATATCATTTCTCAAGGCGGCTTGCGCCGGGGGTGTGAGATAGTCCGCTTCGTCTAACAGCACTACCTTGAACTTGCCAAAAGGCATAGTCTGCACAAAACTGTTGATCTTCTCACGTAGCATATCGATACCATTCTCACGGCTTGCGTTTATCTCAAGCACATCAAAATCTTCGACACCCAGTTCGTTGATCAATACTTTAGCAAGAGTGGTCTTGCCTGTACCTGGCTCACCACTCAATAGCAAATGCGGGATGCTTTCTTCTTTGATCCAATGTTTTACTGTTTGTTTCTGTTGTTCATCAACAAAAACATATTCTTCGACCTTGCTAGGTCTATATTTTTCTACCCAGAGATTATTTTTCATTCTTTCCTATCACCAAAAAGTTGCAGTAACGATAAGAATATATTAATAAAATTCAAGTACAATGTCAATGCACCTTGGACTTCCTCGACATGATCACTAGTACTACGGGTAACAATCTCACGAATCTGCTGTGTATCGTATGCTGTCAACCCAAGAAAAATAATAATGGCCAAAGCACTAATAACCATAGCAAATAAACTACTACCGATAAAGATATTAACAATACTGGCAATAATAATGGCAATGAGGCCCACAAACATAAACCTACCAACACTATCAAGATTGTTTTTAGTAAAGTACCCATAAAAACTCATTACTCCGAATAAAATGGCTGCTCCCATAAATGCACTAACTATACTGCCCATCTGAAATACAGCAAAGATAGTTGCGAAACTCAGTCCCATCAATGCCGCGAATCCATGTAGAAGCAATAGGGCAATGTTTCTATCTGGTCTAGCGTTCAATGCTAACGTTACACCAAAAACTGCCGCTAATGGAGCAAAGATCACGATCCACTTAGTGAATCCTGTGAAAAAGAATTGTAGTAGTTCCGGGCTAGTGCCTACAAGATAACTTACGATCATCGATGTGATGACTGCTAGGCTCATGTTTTGATAAACTTTGGCCATAGCAAGATTGATTTCACTTGCTGATTTATATGGATGTGAGATTGTGTACATGATTTACTCCTTATCACTCATTGTATAATCGTCTACTGGCTCATCACTTACCAGTAAGACATCGTTTGGATCGACTTTGCGGATTATTTGTTCTCCGTCATTGTCTTCGATTTTGATGCCCCTAGTCCATCTACCATGGGCTATCATGATATACTGCCCTACCTTTACATCTTTCTGCTCAGGACCCACTGCATACACCTTACCCCAACGAGGTCTGATACCGGCGCTCTTTGTGTCATCGTTGCGGAGTACAATACCTCCTGCACTGATTCGCTCACCGAAATACATTTCTGATACTATGATAGTATCGTTCAGTGGAACTAACTTAGAGACCTTATAAGGGTTGATGTTTGCCATTGTTACTTACTCTCCTGTGCTTTGATGTTTTCTACTTCAATATCATCGTCTAATGATGTTTCTAAATCCAACTCATCTTTAGTGAGTTGTTGCTTAGGTTGCTGTGTCTTAGTAGTCTTGACCGGTTGTGCTGATTTATTGCCAACTGTCTTTTGGTATTTTTCCCCGACTTTCTGTGTTACAGGAACAACTACTTTACCGCTGCCGTCAATAGTGTCACCTCGGGCATTCACTTTCATGTTACCTACGGCGCGCACTCGCTCATTTTTGGCTGCTAATGCTGCCATATCAATAATTTTACCCTGTGCTGTTCTATGCTGTTTCATGATTTACCCTCATTTTAAAAATTCTTCGATATCAAGATCGTAGTACAGACTATTTATTTTGTGGATTCCTATCAAATACAAAACAAAACTAGACACACTGGATCCACGACCCACTCCCCAAACTACATTGTTTTCGCGCATAGTGTCTACTAGATATTTAAGGTATCGTAATAGATCAAACATGTCACGCTCTTGGAACAATAATAGTTCCATACCTGCGCGTTGCAGTTCTTCATCATTACTGCATTGTTCCAATATAAACTGTGCTATGTCTAGTTGTTTATATTGTTCCGGCATGTGCCAATTGTTTTGATTTTTTGTATCGAACTCTACGACCGAGACCTTAGGATCAACATAATGTATAAATTGTGGTACTTCTACTAAATCTAAAACTTCAGGAAACAGTACTTCCGATTCCAATAAAACTCTATATAACTTTTTTTCGGGATCTTTCAGGTAAAGGTCGCAGAGATCATTCTCATCGTATATCAATTGACCATAGACATCTTTGCGCATCTTATAATGATACGCTATTTTCCCGTCCAAGTCAACTCTAACTCTGCCCAATCATCAGATTTATGGTCAAATAAATTAACGATCTTATCCTTTTTGTTTTTTTGTATTTGCACACACATAGTGGGTGTATTCCACCAGTGATTACCGCTAAATTCTGCTTCTGCGGTTTCATTTGATAATTCAAACTTGATGAGATTGCTTAGTTTGCTACCAAAAACGATATCAGTCATAATGATTCTCTCTTCCATGATAGCGTTGCATTTATTCATCAATATCAAACCTACGATTTGATCGTATGGTTCTTCAGGTACGAGGCAAACCTTCATACCCGCTTTGTTATATTTGTCTATAGCATCTTTCTCTTTGTCACAGACGAATATACAATCTTCAATAACACTACCTATAAAATGAGTTATTCTTTCTACTGCTATATTTTGATCGTTAGCGTCTAATGTATTAATAGTCATTATAGCAGTCATCTCATATAAGTTTACCATATACTTGTCGCCGAAATGCACAGCAGTCATAAACGTAAACTCTTTTTGTATCTTACTTGACATATCAACCTTCTTTAGTGATTCTCACTTGACCTTCGATATTTTGTTTCTTGATCATTTCATTGATCTTCTTTTGATACTCAGATCGATAACTTTCAATTACCATCTTTATCTGATGTATCAATGGACCATTACCGGTTCTGTATGCGAAGGTTAACTTTTGGTGCAAACTAGAAATCGTGTCTTGCAACTGTTCTATTGTTTTATCTGAGAGATCGTTAATGAATGGGTGTTCCATACATTATAATATATACCATTGGCCCGTCGCACCGCCCACTGCGCAATACAATTCTATGTTAGTATTGATTGGTAATGAGTATGCTGTGTTGACTGCCAATAAGTCTATCCTTGCTCCAGTGTTAGGATATACCTTTAGTGCGTTGGTAGCATTGATATTTCTTACGATGATTCTTAAACCTGCCTGAGCGGCTGGTAATTTAACACCGCTACCGCTAGTAACGGTTTGTACGATATTGATGGATGCTAGTAGATTGGCAGCATCAGCCTGTGTGCTACCTGTCGCTACGATACCTGTAGTGACTCCTGATACGTAGAAGCCGTTTGCCAATATATTAGCATTTGAGAATATATTACCGGTGACTGCTACTTGCCCTGATACCTCTATGTTGCCGAATATTGAATTTCCGTTAGCAATAACATCTACACAATTAACTGCACCTGCTATATTAGCAGTGCCTGCTATGACGTTACCGAAGATACCTGCATTTGCTGAACTGACTAGGCTCAGTGCATATATCGCATTTGCGATTACATTGCCGTTAGAAACAATCTGTGTGCCTGAAGTTAAATTACCTACTAATGTATTGCCGCCTATGTTGACATTACCTAATAGGTTTGCAGTTCCTGTGACTGATAGGTTTGCTGTAGCATTAATATTACTACCTTGTAATGTACCACCGGATACTATGTTACCGGGAACAGACAGAACATTAGTAACATTATTATATGTGAAGCCTGCTGCCGCACCGAAAGTGCCTGCATTGTTAAATTGTACTTGCGTATTAGAACCAGCAACCAACCCGCTACCAGATCCGCCACCAGCAGACCATGCTAGATTACCGGTGCCATCTGTGACCAAGAAATAACCATTCACTCCACCACCGATACGTATATCAGCAATATTAGGAATGACCGCGCTAGTCGTAGTCTCTGTACCAGGTATCAACGGTATCTGTCTGAATATGTTCTTACCTTCATAAACCGTAAAGTCTAATGGATAAGAAGAATCAGGAATGTGAGTCAATACACCTTCATATGTTGGACCAGCAATGCCATTATCTATAGTTTTGCTGATAGTAATACTAGTGCCAGATACTGACTTTACATAATATACTTCGCCGGCTGTGACATTAGCATTGGCTGTACCGGCGCCAGTGAATATGATAGGATAATTGACTGCTATGTGAGTCATACCCGAAGCAGGATCGACACCGATAACGTTAGGGCTTGTTGTTGATATAACGTTCTTGTCAAAACTATTTCCTGAATAATTATCCACAGCAACAAACATGTAACTTACAGGATTTAATGTAAAGTTTCCTGTGCCGCCTACAAGATTTATATTACTTGCAGCCTGAAAATCAGATGAGATTTTGAAATGAGTAGCGTTCGCGACATTGCTTACGTAATAAGTAGCACCAGACACAATGTTTGGTTCAAAACTATTACCTGTGAAGACTACAGGTATGCCGGGATATAGTGCAGTTGTACTAGTGGTTACTAAGTAATCAGTCGCAGTAGATGTAGTGATATCTAATGTAGACGCTGTTAAGTCACTGACACAGACAGTGCCTATAACATCACCTAACTGACCAGTTGTTGGCGGAGTTCTTTTCTGAACTTGTGCAGTCTGCATAGGTCTATTGATAGGCTGAACATATAATGTATTGCCGCAATCTACGCTTGATACTAATAGATTTAATTGTGTCACATCATAAGGAAAACTCAATGTGACAGCGCCATTTGGATTTGAACTGTTCTCGGTCAATGTCCAACCATAGTTATTTTCAAAGACTGCTTCTGCTGGGAACGTGATAGAGAAGTCTGCTTGAGCATTAGGACGTCCTATCTGTAGTGTGACGTTGCTTTGTGTTTGTGTAGGAGCCCAATTACCGAATTGTAGTAAAACGTTTCCTGATAGATTTCCATACTGCACATCGCCCAGTGACAAGTCCACAGTCACTAAATTAGTGAGGGCATTACCTAAATTATACGTAGTAGAGCGAAAACCTAAAACGCTAGCATTAGATATGAGTGCATTAGCCATGTCATTGTTTAATGAAGTATTGGCTAATGGTGCTTTTAATACAGCATTGTTTTGAAGATCAGTGATCTCAGACCCAGCAATACCTAAGTTGTTTTTGATGGTGGCGAAGTTATTACGGAATCCCTGGGTGCTATTATTCTGTCCAGGAATTGGGTAATTTGCATCGATGCTGTTTGTATTAATCGTACTCATATCGTTTCGTTATCCTATTGTATTTATGTATCCTCAAAACCCTATAATTTATATTGTGTCTTGTTAGGCAGTATCGTCTTCTGCGGGAATAACACATAAAAGTCCTGACTGTCTACAGGGTCGGGCACCGGTGTCGCTGAAGGATACCTAGTCCATGACTTAGTTTCTAATAATGTATCATAATTATATGTCAATGTCTTGCTCACCGAGAATCTATCGATCTGGAAGTTAATCTGATTTAGAACAAAAGGCCAATCATTTTGTATGTTATCCTTGATGACATTAGCATAGGATATAGCATCGTATACTGCTGATACTGATCCTTCACCGTCATTAAGTATTATTGAAGAACCACCCTTGGTAGTGCTTACTTTGATCTTATTACCACTCAACACTTCAATGACATAATATACTTTATTTGGTTGCAAACCACCAAACACATCATTAGAGAATATTATAGTACCACCTACTAATATATCGCTTGTGTTTGATACTTTGATAGTATTGTCAGCGATAGATGTTTCTATAGCAGTTATTGTTATAGGTTCTGGAATCTTAGTATAAGCAATAACCCAAGCAGGGGTAAATCCTAATGTGTTTCCGTCTATCTGTTGACTTGTCATCCATAATGGCAGTAACTTGAAATTATAGTCCGCGCCTAGTTCTTGTTCTACACGCTTACGCATGTTTTCTAAACTGTTAGGATATAATACTCTAGCATATCCGGGAGTCAAACTAGTGTAGAATGTAGGAACACCACCATTTAATAATAACGGTAATCCTGTTTGTGTCAGCAAATCAAACATTCTAAAGTTTGTGATAAGATCAGCCTCTTGATTGAAGATGTAACTTGTATAGATATCATTACTACTTGCATACCATGGTCCTAGATTCAAATCTATGAATCTAGGCCAGAATATTTCTTCACTTACGCTTTCGCTATATCTATAATCATAATCACTTGAATGATGTCCACCCATAGCAGGTTCATATTTTTGTAGATTATCTATAACGGTACTGTATAATACTTCATATAAAATATTATTGTTTTCATCTCTTGCTATAGCAGTATTCAATTCACCTAATGTTATATTACGCCAGTAGTGATTTTTCTTAACCGCTTCAATGTATTCTTTGATGTCACTAGAATATACACCATAAGCATGTGCATATACAATGTTATTCGCTTTGCCGTAGTTAGGATCATCAGGTCTGAATAGATATTCAGTAGGTATCAGTTCAGTATTATCTAATAAGCTTGTTATCTTTTCTCTGTCAGCAATGCTAGGTGTGCATTTGATATAAAGATTGTCCGTCGGTATATCATATGTCTGCTTGATAGTTAGTGTGAATTCTTTTGTGCTGCTTACTAATGGAATAGATTGCGAATATGCACGAATAGTAAACGTATATGTAGCAGTATCATTTTTCTCTTGATACGTATCTGTAGGTTGATATGCTACTACACCATCTATTTCTCCATTTGATTTAAATGACAAATTAGGAGGCAACTCACCGCTTATCAATTGATATGATAAGGTGACATCACAATTGGCTTCTATCTTTTTATCGCTGACTGTAGCATTATCCATGACACCTAGATCACTATCAGTGACCCATATAATATCACCGGTGATGTTATTCGCTACGTTTAATGTGAATTTAAATACAGGGCTAGAATAATTAGAGTCGCTAACTTTAATCGCTTGTGCTGTGAAACCGTACTCTTGTATATGATTTACCGGTATCGACGGAGTTCCATATACCCAACCAGTATCAGTATCCACAGTCATCCAACTTGGTGCTCCTGCAAAACTATAACGTAAATCAGTGCCGTCGAAGTCATGGCCTAATATTTTAAAACTAAAATAGTTATCTGACAAGAACTGTCCTATATATGCATTGGCAGTAGGAGGATAAGTCATACCCGTAACAATTGGATCGGGTGGTAGCACATAGTAACCAAAATTTTCAGTACCTGCGATGTCATATGTAGGTGGTCTAGTATTATAGACTGTAGGGTTTCTAGTATTTGCTAATTTGCCCGGGCCGCCTTCAACGATAGATAAGTTTTGATTTATAACCACTATAGAATAGAATGCCGAATCATTACCTAAGGGGCTAGTTAATTGTAGAGTAAAACTATATTGTCTTTTTGTGGGTTGTCCTATCTCAGTCTCAGGTAATGTAGCATTCATAAAACCTGTACCGGTAGTCAATGTAACAGCATCACCACCTGGTATAGTGCTGATAGTTATCTGTGTCGCATTGATAACAGACTTAATGTAATAAACTTGAGTAGTGCTTAGATTGCCTATAGGTGTTCCTGAAAAAGAGATAGGTCTGTTTTGTACAAAACCATTAGTACCTATCACTGTGATATAATTATTAGTCGCATCTGTAGCAGTAACGAAAGTTGTTACTTCAGGCAAGTTTACAATCTTTATAGGAGGTTCTGGATAACCTCTGATCAAGCCGGCTTCGTTTATCTCAAGACCGGGAGGTAATGAACCTTGCAATACTCTTATGTTTACTGGGTTCGTGGGTATAGGATTGTCATAAGATATAGCAATCTCTTGCCATATACTGTCTTGCGTAGTTAATAGTAATCCTTCAGGAGTGCTAAATGTAGGTAGCGCATCACCTGACACCCTAATACTAAAAGTTCTATCACTTAAGTTACCTAAGTTGTCTGTTACTCTTATCACGAATATGCTTGTAGTATCAGAGGATACTAATCCAGGTAAACCTGATATCAAACCATCAATACGTAAAGACATACCGTCAGGAAGGGCGCCGCTCAATAATTTATAACTCACTGTAGTCGCAGGTAGTATTGCCTCTGCTTCTAATTGTAGAGACATTACGATTTGTGCGGGATAAACTCCTACTAATCCTGCTGGTGTGATCCACTTAGGAGCACTCATATGTTACCCCCATTATGCGTATGTTGCCCCAACTGTATACCAGTCAGTAGTATTAGGTGTGATATATTGTAATGTAGATCCTGGACCTTGTGAATATGCTGCGTTTGCGGCAGCGCCGTTTATATCACCACCGCTGTGTGGATATACCAATAAACTATTGGCTGATGTGTTGGTTATGATTATAGCCATTCCTGCAACTGCTGTAGGTAATATGACACCTTGTCCTGAACTTACAGTAGATACAACGTTGAATTCTTTACTCAATACTGTAGCAGTACCTTGTGATGATCCAGCCGCAGTTATTCCAGTTGCGGTTGAACGAATAACATAACCGTTAGAACGAATGTTACCACCTACAATGTTAGCACTAGCAAGAACATTTCCTGTAGTACCTAAGTTACCTACGTTAGTTTGTCCTGCTACAGTTAATGTACCTGTGTTTACTATGATATTACCGGTAACTGTCAAATTGTTAGTAGTCTTATCAAATACTAAGTTAGCACTACCGCCGAACGCAGTAGTATCATTAAATTGAATCTGTGTATTACTGCCACCAGCAGTACCTGGACTACCTGTCGCTCCCGTCAAACCAGTAGCACCCGTTGGTCCTGGCACAGTTGATGCAACGCCTGTCGCACCAGTGGGACCCGTCAATCCAGTAGCACCTACGCCCGTCGCACCTTGAGGTCCAGTTGCGCCTTCCACACCTGTAGCACCTGTTGGGCCTATAACACCTGTGGCACCTGTTAACCCTGTCAATCCAGTTGCTCCAGCACCACCGGTTACACCTGTTGCGCCCTGTATACCAGTGGCACCTGTAGAACCTAATTGGCCGCCACCTGATGTCACTGCTGCATAACCACTTTGTGCTGAACTAAACGTTAATGTTACTGCATTTGCATTAGTAAATGCTATAGTTGGATAATCATAACGACCAACAAATGATTGATTAGTGCTGTTTACTGGTTCGATATTAACATACTGACTGTTTAAGTTGTGAACTACAGTCCAAGTAGTAGCCGCTGAACTTTGAGTATGTACATAGGCACCACCTATCGCTGTCAAGCCGGTTGCTCCTGTTGGGCCTGTTAGACCAGTGGCACCGGTTAGACCAGTGGCACCTTGTACGCCGGTTGCTCCTGTTGGGCCTGTTAGACCAGTTGCGCCGGCGCCAGTAGCACCAGTCACACCAGTGGCTCCTGTTGGCCCCGTCAATCCAGTGGCTCCAACAACACCAGTAGCACCTGTCGGACCTATAACACCTGTAGCACCCGTAGTACCTATTACGCCCGTAGCACCAGTTGGTCCTACATCTCCTGTAGCACCTGTCAGACCAGTGGCTCCAACAACACCTGTAGCACCTGTTGGTCCAGTCAATCCAGTTGCACCTGTCAGACCAGTGGCTCCAACAACACCTGTAGCACCTGTTGGTCCAGTCAATCCAGTTGCACCTGTCAGACCAGTGGCTCCAACAACGCCTGTTGCTCCTGTGGGTCCTACATCTCCTGTAGCGCCAGTCACGCCAGTAGCACCTGTTGGACCAGTAGTGCCTTGTGGACCTTGTATATTACCTACATCGCTCCAAACACCGCCGCCTTTCACCCACAGATCACCAGTTAATTCATCTATTACACCATTGCCATCTACTGCGCTAGGAAATGCCGCGTTAAGAGTTGCTTGAGGATCACCACCTACTGTAGGAACGCTTCCTATGATTGTAACACTAGTACCCGCCGGGCCTGTCGCACCCGCCGGGCCTGTCGCACCAGTAGGACCAATCACACCTGTTGAACCTTGAAGACCTGTTGCTCCTGTGGGTCCTACATCTCCTGTAGCACCTGTCAGACCAGTTGCTCCGTCTATGCCAGTCGCACCAGTAGGACCTGTTAATCCAGTCGCACCAGTTATACCTGTTGCACCATCGACGCCTGTCGCACCAGTGGGACCTACGTCACCTGTAGCACCTGTTAGACCTGTACTACCTTGTATGCCTGTAGCACCTGTTGGTCCTGTATTGCCTGTTGCACCAATTACTCCAGTTGCACCAATTGGTCCAGTAGCACCGATGACACCTGTAGCACCTGTAGCACCTGTCGCTCCCATACCTGGTGCTACCCAACTTCTAATACCTGTTGTCGTACTTGATAAAATATAGCCGTTGGCTGCAGGAACGCCTAGGTATTTCTCTGCGTCTGCTAATGATAAGAAGTCAAAACTACCATCAGGCAGTTGTTGCTTTACCTTACCACTTAATAATCGTGCGTTGTTTCCTGAGCCTTGTGCCATTTTACTTAGTCTCTAAAATACTTAATGTTAGTTTAAGAACGCTGTTTGCGTTTGCATAAACTCCTATGCTATTACCTGCCTCAACTACTAATTTACCTGACAATAATGCCGCAGCGTCTCCCACAGGAATAGTGAAGTCTTTCGCTAGTTCTGTATTACCGTTTATTGAACTATAAAAGGTAATGTTGCCGTCATCAGATGCATTTATGTTTGTTGCTTGCGCTAGCAAGACAATCGCTGTAGTTTCCGCAGGGCATGTGTAAATGTTTGTAGCCACTGTTGTAATATTGGCTGCTACTGACTTGAATACGTTTAATGGGCTTGCCACGGTTTAATTCTCCAATGCTAATATGTATGGTGTAAGGACTGCGAATAAACTTCTATCAAAAGTTTCTCCTTCGATCACGCCTGCCTCTTCACTAATCAATAGTCCGTCACCGATTCTAAAATCACCGAATTGATCAGTACTAGTATAATTTACTCTTCCGCCATTCGTCTGACGAATTTCATTCGCTTGTATAGGAACACCACCTAGTCTTGGTGTTGAAGTTAATATGTTAGTGCCTGTACCAACATATTCAAATGTTTGTCCACTTGCTGATATCAAAGATATCTGTAAGAAATTAACAGATCCTGGTGTAGGTGTGAACTCTAATGATTCACTAAATGTGATAACGCTTGTACCTGATGATAGTGGTGTAGCCTCACGTACTAAAATATATTGTGAATCGACTCCATCAGTTAACAATACAGCGTCATTAACTGCTGGACGTACACTTAATCCACTAACTGTTAATGTGCTACGTGTGTTAGATACCAACGTTCCGGTATATAATGTAGGTCCTACACCCTCTGCCCATAATCCATAATCACCGAAACTATTATTTGAATTAGTGATTGAGCAAGTACCGCCATTTTCACACTTAACACCTGCTGTACAGCAGATAGTGAATATACTTACTAACTGTGCATAACCTTGATTAGTGATGTGTATACCTAATCCACCTTGATTGAATTGAGTATAACTGTCAAGAACCATCGACTTCAATCCACCTGCTAGATTGCCGTCTACACGCATGCCTGCGCCTGTAGTTGTGATACTGCTACAGTTTTGAATATAAGGGCTTGTTACGATAAACCCTGCACCAGTGCTTGGAAATGCGATTGCTGCCGCAGGAGTCAAATGATCTCTGAATGTCATACCAGTAATATAGCAACGATTACGCACCCAGAAAATATCTTGTGTTGGGTTGGCTGGTCTTACATTGACCGCTCTTAAGTTATCACCTACTATACTAACACCTGCGCTTAGTGACATAGGATTTATTTCAGTATAATCACCTGCTTTCACTAATATGCAAGTAATACCTGTTGGATTCAATGCTTGTAGTGCATTGGCTGCTGTTACCGCTGATGCGATTGTTAATTTAGCATGTGACAAATCTGTACCGCTATTACTGTCGTTGCCTGATTTACTTACATATAATACGTTTTGCGCGACACCGGCTACACCAGTCGCACCAGTCGCACCAGTAGGTCCTGTAGCACCACTAGGACCACCTGCTGATATAGCAGCCCAGCCGTATTGTGCCGTAGTGAATGTAAGTGTTAATGTATTGGCATCAACAAAATCGATTTCTGGATAATCATATCTACCTACAAAACTTACGTTTGCGCTATCTACTGGCTCAACGTTGACGTACCTAGATCCTAGATTGTGATTCACAGTCCATACAGTAGAAGGAGTTGCTTGTGTATGCAACCATGTTCCGCCGGGAGGGCCTGAAGGACCGGTCGCACCAGTGGCGCCGGTTAGACCGGTCGCACCTTGAGGCGTGAATATATTGATATCCCAAGCAGAATAATAACCGGATCCTATACCACCTACAGCAAAAAACGTCAATGCACCTGTAGCAGGATTATAACTATTGACTACACCAACCATGTAATTGTTCACATCATATGAACATACTAAATTTTGACCAGTTGTGTATGCTAAACTTGTATCAACAATGCAAGATTTTAGTTCTTGTGCTGTACCTGTGTCGAAAGGACCACCAGTCGCCGTTGCTGTGAATATAGTTCCTGGATTGTTATTAGGAGAGCCTAATGCGGCCCAATCTGTATTTCCAGGATTATAAATCCTATATGTCATGCCTATAGTGATATCATCTGCTTCAAGCGGTGATGTGACCAACTCCATTCCGGTTGATGATGTAGTGCTATATGGCAATGCAGGGCCAGTAGCACCCATACCACCTAATGATACTGCTGCGTATCCAGTTTGAGGCGTAGTGAAAGTTAGTGTTAGTGTAGTATTGTTTAAAAATTCTATAGTAGGATAATCATAACGACCTACGAAACTGACATTAGTACTGTCAATAGGTTCAACGTTAACATATCTCTCACCTAAATTGTGAGTCACCGTCCATACTGTAGATGCAGTCGTTTGAGTATGGAGATGTGTGCCACCTGTAGGACCGGTAGCGCCTGTAGAGCCTTGAACTCCTACTATCGCTTCTACCCAACTACTACCATTATAATATTTTAATACGCCCATAATGTTCTATTATTTATTTACCTGTATTTTTATCAAGAGTAACTTGCCCCGACTGTATACCACTGACTTGAACTTATCGCATAGTATTGTAAACTTGCATTCGAAACATGTGTGTATGCCGCATTGGTTGCTAGGCCGTTTATTGCGGCACCTGCCGCAGGATATACGTTCATGCTGTTCACACTTGTATTGTTTACAATCAATACCATACCTGCTGTGGCTGTCGGCAATCTAACTCCTTGTCCTGCACTTACTGATGTTACTACGTTGATGTCTTTTGCCAATGCTGTAGCATCACCTTGCACACTACCTGCCGCACTAACACTAGCGGCAACACTTCTTATATAATGTGTCTGCGCTACTATGTTACCTGCTACTGTTAGAGTATCAGTAGTTTTATTATATGTAAATCCTGTGTCACCGGCTTGAGTACCGGCATCATTGAATTGAACTTCAGTGTTCGATCCTGCTACTGAGCCAGATGGGCCTGTCGCGCCCTGCACGCCAGTAGCCCCTGTAGGACCTGCTATACCTGTAGCACCTACGCCCGTCGCTCCAGTAGGTCCTGTCAATCCAGTAGCGCCTGTTGGACCACCAGAAGGACCTGTTGCACCTGTTATACCAGTAGCACCTATACTACCACCTGAAGATATAGCAGCATATCCAGCCACTGCAGTGGTGAATGTTAAGGTTAAATTGTTATTGTCAACAAATGTGATAGTTGGATAATCATAACGACCAACATAACTCACGTTAGCACTATCTACTGGTTCTACGTTAACATATTTGTCGTCGAGGTTATGATTGACAGTCCATGTGGTTGATGCAGACGCTTGAGTATGTAAGTATGTAGAACCAGCCGGGCCTGTTGCACCAGTAGGACCTGTTATACCTGTAGCACCTACACCTGTTGCACCAGTTGGTCCTACTACGCCAGTAGCACCTTGAACACCGGTTGCTCCTAGTCCCGTAGCACCTTGAACACCAGTTGCTCCAGTGGCACCTGAGCCAGTTGCACCTTGAATACCAGTTGCGCCAGTTGCGCCTACTCCATCTATACCGGGTGTGCTTGTGTCATACCACAATACAGTAGTATCAGGTGGTGCCGTAGGGCCTTCAACTATGCCGGCTACACCAGTAGCACCAGTCGCTCCTGTAGAACCTTGAGGACCTACCGCGCCAAATAAGTTAACATCCCATGATGTATATGTACCACCGCCTGATATAGATTCAACGTCTACAGACATCAAGCCTGTTATTGAATTATATGATTGGACATCACCTATCATATAATCTGATATACTAGTTGCTATTACAACTTTTTGAGCCAAAGAATAGGCTAAATTTGTACCGACGGTAAATGTTTTCAGCCCAAGACCAATTAAAATTGAAGTACTGCTAGTTGTAGAATATATGTCACCAGGAATACCAGTAGCGCCAGTAGGTCCTGTAGGACCAGTACTGCCATTTATGCCCGGTGTTCCCGTAGCACCAGTGGATCCTGTCAATCCTGTAGCACCAATCGGACCTGTCGCACCTACTAGTGGTTGTACCCAACTTAAGTTACCTGCACCGTCTGTGATGATTGTATAGTTAGGACTGCCGCCTAGGATAGTTATATCACCTAGATCGCCTAAGTCAGCAGATTGTGTTACTACTAGATCGTCACCGCGTAACGTTACGGCTTCTACTTCGCCACTTGAATATAAGTCATTAGTATTGACGCTACCTGCAACAATCAACGATGTGTTAGTAACAGTAACAACATTTGGAGTTCCGCTAACTGATATAGTCACATTAGCATTTGGTCTTACTACTACATTTGAACTACCGTTATTGATAGAACTGATGTTGCCTTGTATGTTTGATAGACCACCACCATCACCGCTGAAGTACGTGGCAATCACATTACCCACAACATTTAGATTATTTGTTGTAGGATTGAATTTTAAATTAGATGATGCCGAGAACTGATTATTAACATTAAATTGAATATCAAAATTAGCACCGGCTGGTTCTTGCAAGTCCCAAGGTTGACCATTAGAATAATATAACTTGTCAGTCAACACTCCATAAGCAGGATTAGTATTTGATATTCTTAGATTGCCATCTAAGGTAACGTTACCTGCTACGACATTGCTTACTTCTATATTACCATCAATAGATATGTTACCGCTGACATTTAAATCATTAGCAACATTTACATAATTTGCTCTGGCTAGATTTCCTAAATTCGCATTACCTGATGTTAAGTTACCTGTTACGATTACAGTTGTAATGTTGGCAGTTGTAATGTTAGCAGTACCGGTAGCAATCAAGTTAGATGTATTAACATTTATGTTTGCTGTGATATTGCTAGCAATCACATTACCGATAATGTTTGCTCTATTGGCAGCAATTACATTGCCTACGCTTATGTTATTAGCAGTTACATTACCGTTAGTTATGTATACGTTAGGGGCAGCATTCGGTGTACCTATGTATAACGAATTGCCTATGAATGTGTCCGGACGTAAATCTATATATAGGGTTTGTGACGCATTATTAACCGAAGTAGCATAACCCAATGTATCGGGTGCCAGCCCTATTTCTAGACTAGTAGTAGTGACGTTTAATCGACTAAAATCTGCGGATAGTAATATGTTTCCGGTAGGCGAATTGACGGAAATGCCGGGTTGCTTGGTTCTATTGATAGATAGAACGCCTTGCGAATTTTGTAATTGGAATAGTTCAGAGAAGTTTTCTTGTGTCTTTTGAAACGCGGCGCGGATCGCATCTGCGTCTGGATCATCAGGAAAACTACCGAAGTCAATGTTTCTTTGTGCCATTTATCAGTTCACCATTAATATAGTATTTATCAGTTTGGGATAAACACGATTGCCAAAAAAATACCCGACATAAGTCGGGTATTTCTTCACTTTAATGACTTGCAGATCAGTTTCCTAATCCTGCTAGTCTTCTGAACTCTGACATATCTTCATCGCCTGTGCGCTCTTTATCACCTGCAAGTACAGGGATAGTTTGCTGACCAGTTGACTTAGGCTTGTTCAATCCACCTGAAATCACTTTAGTCATGAACTCAATATCGCGCTCAAATGTCTGCTGTGTACCATCTTTACCTGCATCATTTGCCCACTCATCTAATTTCTTCTCTTTCTTGTCTTTCTTGTCATCGTATTCGATGTCTTTCTTTACTTCTTTACCGGCTTTTTCTGCTTTGTCGTCATCTTTACCTTTATGACCTTCATCATGTTCGATATCTTTAGCGACTTTCTTACCAGCCTTTTCTGCCTTGTCATCCTTCTCACTAGTTGACTCTTCAGCGAGCCATGCTAGTTTCTTGTATAGATTCAAGAAACTTGTTCTTGATTCGCTCATTGCTTCTTCTTCCTCTTCGGCTGCATCTGCTGATGCTACTGCATCAGCCGCTAATGGATTGCTTTCCATACCGTCTTCGTTAGTCGCCCCGCCTTTTGCGGTTCCACCTGCTGCCATCGCTGAATCAATTTGTGCTGCGGCTTCTTGACCTTGCTCGTAACCTTCACCATCATCTTCTGCAACTTGATATTCCATCTGATCTTCTGATTCTACTTCATCGACCATCTCTTTACCTTCGCCGCACTTATGACCTGCTTCCATCATGCCACCGCACTCGTTGCAAGTTTCTTCTTTAGCGTGATCATGACCTTCTTCATCTTTATAGTCATCGCCACCTGACATGACCTTCAATAGACCCATCATGCCGCCTTTGTCATCATAACCACTGAACTTAGGTGCACCGTAATCACTTACAGCCATTGCTGGTTCTGCTGGACCGTCTACTTGTTGCTCACCACCTAATCCACCTAGACCAACTTGTTTGATGAATGCTAACAACTTGCCTGCATCATCACCTGTTGCTGAAACACTAACTGAATCATCTCCCATGCCGTCGTTTAAACCTTGTGACATGTTTACGCTTAGGCCTTCGTTAAGCAAATCATTCAATTGCTTATCTAGGGATTCAAATGCAAATTCATCGATCTTTGCGCTATAGTTTGAACGATCAGTAAATGTCTTGCCACCTACTGAAAACTTATCACCTTTGTCTGCTTTAGCAAGAGCGGCTGTGAATGCATTACCTTCTCCTACGCCCGCCATACCTGCGCCTGGATCTGCTGCCATCCCCATCTCTCCCATGCTGCCTTCTTCGGCGCCGTAACCTGCCATATTGTCTACGACATCCTGACCAGATTCAACTTCGCTAACTACTAGGCCGCGATTTGGCATTAAGCCATAGCACTCATCGATGCCTTCTTTATAACCTTCGTGATAACGACGGTGTTCATCACTACCTTCATTATATTTACTAGCATAACTATGCTTACTTAAACCATGTGATTTGCCTTCGTGATAGGCTGCTTCTAATGTATTCATTGCTTCGTCTACCTTCTTTTTCTTTTTGTCGGCTGATGCCTTCTTCATTGACTCTTTCTTGTTACCATCTTTATCAAGATCAATAAAATCTGGCTTTGCCTCTAATACGTTATCTTTGCGACCTGCACCTAAACCTGCACCATAGTCAGGACCTGACTTTGGAATCTCTGCTTCGCTAGTCTTCTTTTTCTTTTCAGGAAGACCCTTGTGTTTAGTTTGTGCAAAGTCTTTAACATCACCCTTTTTCATTGACTTGGCAACATCTGCTACTGCTTTGCTCATAGGCTTCTCGCCTTTTTGCGCGGCACGTACCATGCCCATGAATTTTTGCTGTGCTTTGCTTACTGCTTTTTCGTCAAGTTCTTCTTCACCTAATTTCTTATTCATATTGATACGATTAGTTAGGTGTGTCTCTATGTCTTTGCGTTGTGTAGCCTGTGACATTTGACCAGGCTGTTGCGCATCACGCTTTGCGGCTGCTGATTTGATAGTGTTCGGGCTTAGTTCATTAAGTTCGTCACCGGCTAAACTCATCTCGCCCTTGCCTATCGCTGATTTGATTGTTGCGGCAAGTGCAGGATTGCTAACAGTACCTAATGTCTTAGTACCTTGCTTGATTACCTGTGTAGATTGCTTTGCAGGCTCAATAGTTAATTGCTCCGCTTCATTGATCATGTTCTTATCAATGATATCGAACCAATCTTTCAATGATTTCTTTTTGTCTTTAGCGGCTAGTGCGGCTTTTTTGGCACGATCACTGGCTGCTTCTTTGTCATGCGGTTTATCAGAAGGTTTAACGTCTTTATCATACGCATCTTCTTCATTAACCATCTCTAAAAATTTTCTAAAATCCATGATTGGTTCCTCTTAAGCCATCGCGCCTGTCTTAGGCTTTTCTGGACGTTTGATGTTTGTCATAGGACTCTTATCACCCATTGATTTATCATCTAAATAAGGCTTGAAAGGGTCGAATGAATCTGGTGTTTCTTTGGCAGCATACGGCATCATGATCTTACTATCTTTTGATTGCTCTTTGATACTGCTTAGATATGAATCAGAATAATCTTTATTTGCTTGTTCTGCACCACTGATCTTATCAAAGTCTTTGTTGTTTGGTTCCATTTGGTTAGCATATTCTTCTTGCTCACGATTGATGCTATCGTCATACTTACTATCAACCAAACGAACATAATTCAAATTGTAACCTAACAATTGTGCTAATTGCTGAACCATTGGTTCTGTGCATGGATAACGGAACTTGCACTTTAACAATGTTACTGGTTCGTTTTTAATTCCGGGGAAACCATAGACATCTTTCGCTATAGGAAGTGTCTTGGGTGTGATAGGACCTGCTGGTTCAAACTTCTTAAGATTGTAGATGAATAGGTCCAAGAAGTTCTTGTCAACTTCACCTGCGATCTTGATTGTAACATCGTACAAATGTACGCTTTCAGCAATGTATTGTTTTAGGCTTTTCATATCTTATAATTCCCGTATCTAATATTTATCATTTATCCGTCTTTTTGTCTAGGAGTGCCTTAAGTATCTCGTTTCTATCTAACGATTTACCCTCCCCTAAAGGAGTATTGTCAATCTCCTTGTCCTTGCTTGACTGCTTCTGATCCAGTGCTGCCTTCTTCAATTGTAACTCAATCATCTTGAGTTTCTTGCTTACTTTAGCAGTCTTAGCAGTAATCGCATGTCCTAGCATGGTTCCGGCTACCCCGAAAATCTCACTGCTAAAGCGGCTATCAACCTGCATACCTAGATCCATCAAGTCTTTATAACTACTCTGTGCTAGGTCCGCTAATTGATCCATCTCTACGTCAGCCGTCTCAAGTCCGCGCACTTGAGGTAGAGCATTTTCTATCTTCTCAAGGTTGTTTAATGCTGATACTGTAATCTCTTGTGTCTCAGGTGGAAGTTGAAATTCTTCAGATTTTTCTTCGTCTTGGGACAAGTTGAACAGTTCTTCAAGTTTTCTAGTCATGCAGTATTTATTTGCGTTTACCCTTATAGAACAAATCATCTTCGGTGATTACTCTAAAGGTACAACCTATCCTTTTGCAATAGGCCATCGCCGCTGCCCATTTTGCATGATTAAGTGCTACCACTGCTCTGTCTTTTGCGCTAGCCACTCTGCTCTCAATTAGGCTTTGTTTCTTAGGTTTGATCTCTACTACTTCTGCTTTCTGCTGTCCCAATTTGTCTTGGTATAATACAAAGAAGTCAGGTATGTATATAGTTTGTTTTCCCGTTAACGGATTTCTATATGGGATTTGAATAGACTCGCTAGCCCATTGAATGACGCTATCGTGATTATCACAAAACATCATAAATGTTAGTTCCCAACCCGAACGATATTTAGGCGCGCCTTTGCCTATATACTTTTGTTTATTTCTTACGTGATAACGGCCTTGAGCAAAATTTGCCATATCATAAAACTACATTGCGCGCCACTGGTTGTACAGGCTTAGGTATTACCGCTACACCATATAGGCTTGTTTTAGATTTAAAACTATTGAGATAGTATGCGAGAGTTTGATTTAACTGAAGTTTGTTTTTCGATGTGCCTTTGATATTTTCTAATAATTCGATTGCATCTAAGCCTGATTGTTGTGATACTTTAAAAAGAAATGCTGTAAAATTTTGTGCTATTGCGTCTGTCTCGCATACATCTCTGAAAAAACTTAATACGATATCATATTGATTTGTAGGTATAGATATGCTTTGATTGTAAAAACTATCAAAGATTTTTATAGTTCTATCAATACCTGATACTTGTACATTAACTAGCGATCTCATATTACTTCCTTACCTGTTGTCCTGCTACAGGTACTACTGTTACTGGGTTAGGTGTAGGTGAGTTGCTGATTGTAGGCGCCCCTGCTACTCCTATCGTATATGGTGTGACTGACTTATTTGGTATGTCAAACAATATATTTCTGTTTGTACTTATCGGACTACCGAACCCACCTAAAGATTGTCTTAACATGCCTTCTAATTCTTGTTTAGCAGTAACCTTAAGATTTTTATTTTTGAAAGTATTATATGCAGTGCCTGCTTTTTGAACTGCTCCAAAGAGATTGCCGGATGCTAGGTCTTGTACAAATCCACCGGCAGCATCTACAAGTCCACCTTGTCCCAATATAGTGCCATTGGCCCCTGCTTTTTGTATAGGGCTTTCTCTTCTATCATATGTTGCTTGATCACCGAATCCAGTAACGATATCGCCGGGCGATCTACCGTCTATAGCGCCTTCATTATATACGACAGTCTCATAATCAACTGTCATAGAATTTTGCATCACGCCGCCGCCTTCGTTGTAACTATAAGTGTCGTGGTTAAAATTAGTGATGATTGGATTAATTAAAGTATGTGCTGTGAAACTATGTTGATTGAAACCAAATACTGTTATATTTTTAAAGAATGGTACTTTGTGTCCTAATCGAGGAGTTGATGTTTCGCCTATATACCCCCAGTCATCATTTCCCATAATGCTATAATCATATATGTTTGATACATCATAATCAGCATTGGTTGATTGTGTGGAATTACTCTGACCATTGTTGGGAGGTACAGCACCTCTCTTGCCTAAGAATACAGTTGGTTTAGTTGCGTCTGAGTAATAGTAAGTGTAGTAAGCATACCACATTCTATTGATGAGGTTATCATTATCATCATGGAATGTTATGTTTATAGGTTCATATCTAATCTTAGTTTGTATTATGCGTTTTCTATTATATTGATTCAACTGCACAGTGTTGAAACTGTATGCAGGGAGTTTTACTTCTTTGACTAATAAGCCTATATTTTTATCTACTGAATCTGGCCACGCTTCTGGATTGATATTAAAGTAGGTATGAAATATGAATTTGAGTTTAGGAGCATTTTGATAACTATTAGTCCTAAACGTCTTGCTGGCGTGGGTGTAATCTCTAAGGTAATCGCTGCCGAAGAATGCTCCGGCAGCGTCCTTAAGTAGGTTTTGAACGAATCCCGCCATAGTCAGGAACTCCTAACTATTAGGTTGTTCCGCCGATACCAGTTACGCTGTCGCCTGATAAGATTCTACCTATGCTTGCGCCAACGCCACTTGATAACGGTGATTGTATTGCGTTATCATAACGTATGTTTAATGCGATCTGCATAGGGTCATTAGTAGCATAGTTCATGCCGCCATAGTTAGCACCCTTTAAGAAGCAACCATAGCACTCCCATGCTTCTAACACTACTGGAGCACTAGTGCCGTTACCGCCATCTAGCACTTCCATATTAACTTGGAACTTGTAGTCTTGACCTGTAGCCGCTGAAGCCTGTTCTACGAAATCTAACTGCTTCTGCAATTGCTGACCTACCGCTCTTGAAACTGTGCCTGAAGCATCGTCACGAACGTTAATTGTTAGTTCTGACCATGTATGCTTACCAGCAAGATAGATTCTTGAGTTGTAGACGTTTAGTGTTACTTCGTCAAATGTTAAATTAGGACGTGTGCAGTCTACTACTTGTTTAGTTAATGATAATCCGCCTGCAGCATCAACTCCGAAATTCAAGAAGTTGACTCTAAAGCGATATTGTAGTTTTGGCATTAACAGGCCCTGATTGCCACCGGCATTATCAGATGCTACTGTCATGTTGAACAATGATTGTGAGGCTGTTGCCATTTGTAAATTCTCCTACTTTAAAGTATTTATCAATTTAAGAGCCCCTCGCGAGGCTCTCTTTATATTTTCTATTACGCTCCTGACAACTCACCTGTGTTCAAGACACGAACTGGGATGTAGATGAACTCAGCAGCCTTGACAGGCTCAATTGCTACGTCTACCCACAACTCATTGCGATCTATTCTAGCAGGAGTGTTGTTAGATTCATCACAGATTACCAAGTAATCATAGATGCCTCGTTTAGCAACAAGATCAACAAATAGTGATTCGATAACACCTGCAATCTGTTGACGAGTCAACTGATCATTTGGTTCGAATACGAATGGTCTTGCGGCTATAGTCAACTGTCGACGGACATAAGCGATCAAACGTGCTACGTTTGTTCTATCCAACGCACTCTGACTATTGAATGATGTCTTGTTACCATAGTTCAACAATCCGTTGCCAGTGAAGAACACTAATGGGTTGATGAAGTTGATGTATAACACATCACGGATGCCGATACGTGTCTTGATGACTTGGAACTCACCAGTATCACGATCTAAGTAACCGATATTCAATGCATTATCGATGATACCACGACGAGTACCTGCTGCCGCTAACCAAGGATAAGCGACTGTATCGTTACGCAAGAATGTGCGCAACATCATGTGTGATGCTGGAACTGCCACTTCGTTACCACTCAAGTCTAGTGCGATACCACTTGGGTAGAACAAGCCTAGATAAGTGTTGCGAGTTACACAACCTGTTTCACCTGTGCTTGTAGCACCTGCAGCATTAGTTGCCCATGCTTGAATTGCTGTTGCATCATCAGGTAATCCCATTGGAGTGTCACCTAAGATGTATGCTGTTTCACCGCGATCACTATTCAATACAACCATGTTAGGCTGTAGTTCTGGATAGTTAGGTGTTGCCATCAAGTTGAAGAAATTATCTTCATCACGTATAGCAGTATTTGTATCTACTACTGAACGCATTGCCGCAACAACCATTGCTCTTTGAGCCTTACGACCCATGTACGGTGCACCGTTTGACTGCAAGCCGCTTGCTGACACCCATGTGCTACGTATAGTTGGGATCGTTTGATCTGGGAAACTCAATGAATTGAAGTAATTGTTTCTCCACTGCTTGACGTTATATCCTGAACGGCGTGTGTTAAACAACAACATACCTACTGGATATAGATTTGCATTTGGAGCATCTAAGTCTATGTTTGAACTTAGCAACAATGACTTGATTGTTGGAATCGGATCATTTGCTGGGTTGATTGTATTTTGATTTGATGACCAACGTGCATCAGCAAACAATATACCTGAACCTGAAACTTGATCTGTGTTGTCGATCAATACCCATGTATCAACACCGTCAACTTGCTGCCAACGCAAGATTACTGGATAATTTTCTAGATCGCTAGTGTCTACCCATATATCACCATATGCTAATGGTGTGCCATCACTCTGTGTAGTTGGCAAACTTGCGCTTACTATAGGTCCGTTTGGATCTGTAGTATTAGCACCACTTGGTAGTGGGAAGCCATTGCTATTGAAGTTTACTGTACGATATCCTCTCCAACCTGCTGCTGTATTTACCATGATATCACATTCATCAGCGACACTATAGAACCAGTTAGTTCCGTTTGCAGGAATCTCTGTCGGCGCGCCTTCGTTTGCTGTGTAGTCAAATTCTACCCAGTTACTCAACATTACGCCATTCTTAGGAGCAGGGCCGTCACTATTAGTTGATATAGCAATCTTGCTGATAGGACCAGTTGGGCCAGCACCAGTGATAACTGCCACTATTACTTCTAGATCGTTAGTACCAGTAGTACCGCCTAAGTTAGCACCATTGATTGTGATGCTATCACCTACTGCGTAACCAGTGCCCGCTGCTGCTAAAGCAGTGACATGATATTGCTGTGTCTTCATATCAGCCGAGTTTAATTTGTCTACAACGAACTGAGCGCCAGTACCGCCACCTGAAGTAGTGTTTTGTCCTACTGTGAAAGTTGTATTGATGAAGAAACCTGTCTTGCAGCCTTCTGTAGTTCCTGCCACAAATCCAGCCTGACTCATCAAGTTTTGACTTAGACCAGTTGTTGGGCTGATATCATCTACCATGATGCTACCACCAAGTGTATGAGTGATCTGGATAGCACCATCAGTGCCTACTGTAGCAGTTGTATACGGAATGACTGCCGCTTGCCATGCTGCTACGAAATCTTCAGCAAATGTGTTATCTGCTAATGAGAATGCATATGGTCCTGTCCATCCTGTGCTATTTGGTGTAGTGATATACACATTAGCAGTATATGGGCCTGTACTAAAACTTGGTGCTGTGTCAGTACCTGTAACTACAGTTGGGCCAGTTGCTAGACGCTTCCATAGATAAACCATACTCTCATCGAACTGAGCATTGAAATCATATTGACCGTATACTGTTCCTGCAGGGATAGCCTGGCCACCTGTTGAATCTAGCGCCGCTATGGCTGCCGCATCACCTATTGCTAATGATACGCTCTTAGATCTCCAAGCACTTGCTACTGCATCGTACTCTTTGACTGAAGGGACTAGACCATTTCCTGATGCTCCTACCTTCAACCATACTGAACCAGTTGGACGAGGTGTTTGTTGTCCAGCACCCCATAATGGCATACCTGCTGATGTAGCATAATATACTATAGGCGGGTAATAGATAGATGGTGTGATGCCCATATCAGCCAATACAGTACCGGTGATAGCAGTTAGATTGATACCTGCTGAATTACCGCAGAAAATTTGTAATCGACCTGAACTATTAACAGAAGCAGTTATACCCTGCCATCCTAAGTTATTGATCTCGGTCGCGACTCCTTGAACTGTGTTATTACCTAGTCCAGGTACTATGATCTCAGCATTTGCTAACTCTATCGGATAGTCTCCTGCTAGTGTTACGCTGAATTTGTCACCTGCGTTCAATGTTGGATTGCTCTGTGTACCGACTACTGCAGGTACGCTTTCTTGCCATTCAATAGAACCTACTGCTACCCAAGTATTGTTAGGATTCTTGTAGAAATACTCTCTTGCAGTTGGGCTTGCTGGGCTTGCTGTATTTTGTATTGCAATAACAGCATAGTCGCCAACGCTTCCTAGATAACCTGCTGGCTTGCCAGCAACTAAATTATCTGAATCAGTTATTACTAATGGAAGTTTGTTAGAGAATAAACTAGTTGAAGCACTCCATTCAAAGATGCCCCAAGTAGTTGATGTAGTATCTAGCCAGAAAGCGCCATTCTCTGGTTCGCCAGTTGGGCGACCTGTCTGACCTACTAGACTTGCTAAATCAATGTCTGCTCTTAATACGTAGCAACGATTAGTCACACCCAATGATGAGTATGCCGCTAGCAAACCGTATTCGTTCAATTCATAACCTTGAATTGGAGTGCCATCAGCAGTCTCATAGAAGAACGGTGTACCATATAGTGACACAAGATCACGTTGACTTGTGACTTGGAACAACTTACCAGCATTTGCAGCAGTTGTTGCCTGTGCAATACCAGTACCGTTCGGGTTTGCTTTGTCTTGTGCTGTCGCTACAACTACAAGAGGAACTGAATTTGTTGGGGCAGGAAGATATTGACTTTGGTCAATGATTGTAACTTCTACGCCAGGTGATGTAAGTGCCATTTTATTGTTTCCTATAATGTTATATTTTGAGGGTAACAACCCTAATACGCTTACTATTATTTAGTATAGATATCAAAAAAGTGAGGACAATGAGACCTTCGAAGGTTATTTAATAAATACATGCATGGGACTCATTAGGCCGATATGCAAGCAATGTAACAAGAACCCTAGGGCGATTAATTATATCCGCGACGGGGTGAAGCATTACCGCAGTATATGTGATGAATGCGGCAAAAAGAAAAATAAAGTTAAAGCAAGACCTACTAATTGGGTACGAGCAGGATACAAGAAGAAAGCGATATGTGACATATGCGGCTTTCAAAGCATATATCCCGCACAGATGACGGTGTTTCACATAGACGGAGACCTCAGAAATACCATATTCAGTAATCTAAGGTCTATATGTCTTAACTGCGTAGAGGTAGTAAAACGTCAACGAGTCACTTGGAAGAGGGGTGACTTACAAGTTGATTATTAGATCGACTTTCCTATGTAGATCATCGATTGTTCCGTTATTATCGATATAACAGTCATACTCTAAGCCCACACTACTATATTCGCTAGCATGAACATTGTGCTTTTCTAATATCTCTACAGCAGACTTATACCCGGGACTATAAAACCCTTTGCTGAATGTCACGGCAGCATCATACCATGGGGGATTTTGTCCCCTAAATACACGTATAGTAGTACCACCTGCACGTTTGATAGCCTTAAGTTCATTGGGGAATCTGCAATCACTGATTACTACATTATTACGTATACCGCGCAACTTGTTTTCTATGCTAGCGATCCAGATATCGTCATGGAAAGCCCTACGACCCACTTCAGTTCCCCATTGTTGAAGTACCCAGCGAGGTGTCAAATGCTTGATATCTAGTCTTTCTGACCACCAAGGATCTACTTGATCTCTCCATTCTCTACTATATCGTGTGCTACCTTCTAGCAATTCACGATCCCAACCAAAAATACTTGCTACTGCATCCTTGAGGGGTCCAGCATAACTCATTCGCTGAAAGCCCTTAAATCGAATCAAATAATCTGCTACTGTGTCTTTGCCGCTACCTATAAACCCAGCGATTCCTACAATCATGTTAGGCCCTTTATATTGAATGTATATATTGTATTATACTATGTAGGACTTGTCAATGTGTTTCGTTACCTATATCGAAAAATTTTACTAATTTATCATGCAGAGAATCATAAGGTCTGTCCCAAAATACTTTACGATTGTGTTCCAATATCTCTTTGTCTTTGACGTACAGTTCATGCAAACTTTCAATGGGCAATTCTAATAGTTCTTTAGCAGTTTCTAAAAATGCTTCGAATCTTTGCTCATTATCTTCTATGTAATCATATGTATAATCGATCCAATCAGGAAATAGAAATCCATATGATTTGATATGATCTATCATGCCCTGATAGCCGAACGGTAATATAAAGTGCCCCTTGATCAATGGGTCCCAGGTCTTTTCTGTTATAGATTTATAAGGGCTGTCTTTATGTATATTACCAGTCAATGTTTCACAATACAGACTAAAATATGTATTTTCATAATATCGATTGGCTACTGGATGCCATCCTCCTTCAGCCAAGAACTTATTAGTAAAAGAATTTTCTGCTTCTAGTATATTACCTTTCACAGGATCACTAACATAACCTTGATCAGCATACGGCTCTAAAAAATATGCTAAGTCTTTCCTGTATTCTAAACGCAGATGTTGAAAATCATATATGCGATTAGGACACAAAAACTTTTTCATAGAACCGTGTTTTTCTATAGGTCTTAATGCAAAACTTTTTGCGTCTGTGCCATGAGTATAGAGCCTATCTTTTAAATCGATCTTATCATACTCTGTGAAATATATCTTTTGCCTATTCCATAAAAAATCATAATATAATTCTCTATGCTGTGCAAAGTTAGGATGCACTATCACTATATCATTGGGTATTTCTTGTTCTAATAATTTTCTGATGTAAAGATAATAAGTCGTATCGGCAAATACATTGTCAATATGAAAAATATGAAGGAACAATAATTTTTGTTCTGGTCTTAGATTAAGACTTTTGATCTCTATTACTTTTTGTATTAGATTTATTTCAGGAAACAAATCATGCCCTTGTAATGCAATGATATCTGCCTGTTTGATGTCAGTGACATATTCCCAATCTTGAAATTCTATGTCAAAAGGTAGAAAGTTTTTATGGTAGTCTTTCAAGAAGACATCTCCTATATGTCTTCCTGGATTGAATATCTTTAACATGCCTAAATCGTGTATTAGCCTTGTATCCAAGTCAATGGCTGGCTGTAATCTTGATAACGCTTCAAGTCTTCAAGCAAACGTTCCATATCGGCTTTGCCTTCACTCTTCATAGCAGTACCGTTCAAACTCGTACCACCACCCGGGCCTGCAATGGTACCAAATTTCTCACGGGCTTCACCGATGATAATCTTGAGTTGTGCTAAGATAAAATCAGCGAGCCATATGCCAGCACCTGGATCTTGCAATATCTCAGTCTCAGGACGTGTGATATCTGCCCAGATCAATACACGCTCACCTGTTCCCTTGAAGTCACGCACAGTACGCAATACTTTAGTGACAGGATTGAATGTATATGTGACATATCCACCGAACATACGTGCTGCCAATTCTACATATCCAGCATAGAAATCATATGTTGCCATGCCGCCTGTATAGTTATAATTCAACAGATAAGTGTTGAGGATAGCACTACTAAATGGGTCAAAACTTGTGCTTGAAGGACCAGTCTCAAGACCAACAGTTCTACGGAAAATAGCACGAACGTTGATGAATTCGCTAGGAAGCGTATATGTGTCAATGTTCTTTATGATAGTCATCAAAGTGTAACTCTCCTGAGTAGCGTTTTGCGCTCTCTGACGATACACTTTGATAGCATAATCATATGCTGCCTCATAATGCTGAGGATCTAATTCAAGATCGATGATGTCACCACCTAAGCGTAACCTTAGGTTGTCGAACATCGCGTCTTTTAGTTGCTGTAAGTTAGCATTAGTTGGTGTTGATAGTGGATCCGCAGCCATGTTATATTCCGATTAATATGTGTATTTATCGGAATACCTATCATTCGAAAAGACTATTGAACACCGGGGCGGTCCCTGCCATTTGTATAAATCTCTTCATCCCGCAATCTGTGATCCTAAAAGCATAACTATTTCCGTCTTTATATTCTAAAAACGCAGGGCTATTTTTACTGCTTTTGATACTACAGGATTCAAGTATAGTTCCAGTCTGGAAGTAATGATCGTGCAAAATCGATCTAGCATCTTCATATGCTTTACGCAACTCATTCTGTAGATCAGGGTCGTCATGAAAATGCACGACTGCGGCTTTACCCACTTTGCCGGTTTCTACATCAATAATCACTCTATACTGGCTTTGTAATTTCTGTTTGAACGAGGTTTTATCCCAAGAATTAGCCAATATATTAGTATGTGTCATAGTGCCCACTGTGTGCGCGGCGCTACTAGAACTTTTTCTAGTTTTGATTTCTAATAATAGGTCAGGCATATCAATGACACTATCCGATCTAACATTAAAACCTTGACGGCGTAATTCATTTTCGATCTCTCTTCCCATGCTACCATCATTACAATGTTTAGCATTGGGAAAATATAAATGATCAAAATTTACTTTTAACAATTTAGCTCGGATAGCACTCATAAATCACCTTCTTTGCGGTTCTCGCTGTGGAATACGTCAAAGTGTCCGCCCGGGTATCGGGCCTGCAACTTCTTGACATTTTCGGCTACTACATCATTAGGATCAAGATTCAATGCACGACAAGCATTGACCCAATACCACATGATGTCACCTAGTTCACGCTTCATGTGAAACAATGTCTCATTGTTAAGCGGCTTACCCTGAAACGTGATCTTCTTTACGATCTCTTGAAACTCGCCAGTCTCACTACCTAGACCGATAGCACCACAAAGCAACAATGGAACGTTGATATCCGGTCCATGCATGTATTCGCCGTTGGGTCCATATGCTTCATAGTTCCCATCAAGCCTATCTAACTGATTCATGAACGTGGTAAGATCATGACTCTCTTTGCTAGTTACAGCCTCTACGAATTCCATATATTTGTTTAAATCGACATTATTCATACTAACTCCTTGAACATTTTTTTTCTACCATCTTCGCCTAGTACTTGATCAAAAATCTCTCTAGTTCTTTGCATCATAGCACACGCTAACATCAACTGATCATGTGGATTTTCTGCTGAAAAAATAGCAGTATCAATGATAGTCATCAATGCTTCCATTCTTTTTTCTATTGGATCGAATGAATCAGTCATATTAAAATGCCTTCAAAATAATCATATCAGCATTAAAGCGACCATTGGGTGTAATACTTACAGCCTTGATATCTTTAAAATACTTACGTGCCGCTGGCTTGCTACCCATGATCTCTTTGATCTGAGTTTCAGGCTTACGCAACGTCTTAATTTCGCTCTGCTTGGTACAGAAGCCAAGAACGCTATTGCCTTTAACCGTAAGACTCTTTGCGTAATCATCAGCAACATAGTGATGCAGTTTACGCTTCTTGGTGTCATAGACCCAAGCCTCAGCACAACCATGCAACTTAGTAGGTGGTACGCTTACCAATTCAAGTTTATCAAGTTTGAACGTCTTGAGATACTTGAGGCTACGAACGATCTTCTCGACTGAGACGGGCTTCTTAGCACGTGGCTTGCGACCAGTCTTCTTAATATTGATATAACTATTGAGTTCGCCAATCACTGATTCAATCGTACCAATGATGTTACGAATCTGAATCTTACCGAATCGTGCATAGGCTTCGTTCAACTGTTCATCTTTGCCTGCCTGCAATTCAGTATACTCATTCAACTTCTTAGTCCAAGCATCAATCAAGATATGAATGTGCTGTGGAAGAATATTGTACTGAGACAACACGCTTATGGTATTGATATTATTTTCTTTCTTACATCCATCTTGAATGTATTCATCCCAGAGGCCTTCAAGTTCTCCACCTGCTTCATGCGTTTTCTCACGCATGATTTCTTGTACATTGGGACGATTAGTAACCGGCTTCTCAGCAGTCTGCGCAACCTCAATAGTACGGATCATACGTTCGATCTCATCATCAAGCCGCTGTGTGTGTTCTTCAGATTCATAACCGCGCATAAAACACCTAGCAAGATAACCATTGCTAGTGACAACTTTATTGTCTGGAACACGGCGAATCAGTTTTGCTTTTTCGGACTTGCCCTTGAATTCAAGATATTGGGCAATAAATTCTCGGGCATCTTTCTTATCGTAAAAATGCCCATACCAAGTTAGTGCATTACCTAGACTCCACTTAGTAGATTCATCTTGTTTAAAAAAGGGTTCGGGACCGAAATACTTCGTATCAGCATCCCTAGGGTGCAGTTCTTTAATTTCATGCGTTTTGGTGCGAGCCATATATGCTACTCCAGTTTATTAACACTAGCATCTAGTTTACTACCTTTAAATACCATTGTCAAGTCCTATTTAAGCCATTGAATACTAGACTAAATACATGTATGCCCAAATTATCGCTATATCATCCAACCAAAACTAACGATTACAAGTTCTTCGATAAGACCATTTCGGAGCAACTGACTGTTGGCGGTACCGATCTTTATATACACAAATACATGGGTCCTAACGCTCAGACCCCTAGTGCAGACTATACACAACCCCAATATGTTAGTCCCGATCCTACACAGATACAGGATCTATTGTTTTTGGAAAATCGCGATAGAGTTTACGATCCTAACATTTATAGATTGCGTGGACATTATAGCGTACAGAATCTAGACTTTGACCTCAGCCAGTTCGGATTATTCTTAAACAACGACATCATATTCATCGCAGTTCATTATAACGACATGATCGATATCATTGGTCGCAAATTGATGGTCGGTGACGTATTAGAATTACCTCACTTGTTAGATTACAATCCATTGAAAGAAACGATACCGGTAGCATTGAAACGTTTCTATAGCATAACAGACGCCAACTTCGCTAGCGAAGGTTTCAGTCAGACATGGTATCCACACTTATGGCGTATTAAGTGTGAGCCATTAGTAGATAGTCAAGAATTTACACAGATATTAACAGAACCAATCAACAAAGACAATTGGTTGGGTCCTTGGGACAAAGATAAAGTATATCCTCCTGGATATGTAATCACATATGGAGATAAGAATTATATAAGTTTGATTGAGGTGCCAGCAGGCATCGCGCCACCTAATCCAACATATTGGCAACTTGATCCTAATCAAAATCTCAAAGATATCTTGTCAACATATAATAAGAACATTGAGATTAATAACGCGCAACTTGAAGAAGCAAAACGCATATTACCCAAAACAGGTTACAACAACAAAGACCTGTATGTTGTTCCTACATACGGTATCTATGAGACTAATAACACATTATCAGGTAAACTAAATCAGCCCGCACCACCTATCAATGTAGTCACTTACAGCGGCGGCGCACCAAGCACAGGGTCATTTGGTACTGTAGTTTTCATGCGCAATCCTAAATTCAAGAATCCTAGCGCAGGAATCAAAGTAAGCAAAGAATTATTAAAGAGCATATGGGATATGACTGCGGATATGTCTATCACTAAGATGGATGTCCACGTGCAGGCAAACATAGAAGTGACTGAGACTGCTCCAATGCAATTACGTGAGGGTAGCGGATCAGGTGCGTTAGAAGGTAATAAGGTATTATCAGTGATGTCTTTAGGTCCAGTCACTGGACCATACGGTACTGCTGACAACACATATGCTACTGCTGATCAGGATCCTACTCAATCAGGATTCACCGGTACAGAGCCATATGGTCCAAATACTATGGACTATCGTGCAGACTGCGATCCAGCATATCAATATATCAGTCGCGCAAGCCCAAGAAGTTTCGGCTATGAAGCAGGATATCTCACAGGAGACGGTACTGCACCTAACGGATACCCAAGTGGTGCAGGTATAGCGTTCCCGCAAAATCCTCAAGTAGGTGATTACTTCTTGCGTATCGATTACATGCCGCAGATATTATATCGTTGGGATGGAAAACTATGGGTTCGCATAAGCACTAATGTACGAACAGAAACTGGATTTACAGCAGACGATCAAGCACAAAAGTCACAATTCATTAATAATGAAGGTGTGATATATAACAACAACCAAGAGCAAGTGATACCTTCTGCACAACCATTATCAAGTATCTTGGAATTAGCACCAGACATTCTACCGCCCCAACCATAAGAGTAACACATGGCACAATTTTTTTACGACAATCAGATACGCAGATTCTTACTACAGTTCGCTAAAATTTTTAGTAACTGGTATGTGACCAACGGCAAAGACCCTAACGGTAATGACATATTGATACGTGTTCCTATAATGTACGGTGATCAAAGCCGACAAGTATCCACAGTGATCGCTAATAATAGCGCAAGCAATTTGCCTAGTGCACCTATCATAACTTATTGGATATCAGGTCTAGAATATAATCAATCTTGGATGCAAAATCCTACATTTATTGAAAAAGTAAATGTCAGACAACGTGCATACAATACAGAAACTCAAAGTTATGAAACTACCCAGGGTCAAGCATTCACAGTTGAAAGATTGATGCCTGTACCTTATACACTACGTATGCAAGTTGATTTCTGGACTACGAATTATAATCAAAAATTACAATTGATCGAACAACTAGGTACGATATTCAATCCTAGTTTAGAGATACAAAGCACTGATAATTTTGTTGACTGGACATCATTGAGTGTTGTCTATCAAGATGGTCTGACATTCAGTAGTCGCAGTATACCGCAAGGTACAGGTAATCCCATAGATGTGTTAAGTTGGAAATTCTATATGCCTATATGGTTGAGTACTAGCAGTAAACTCAAAAAGATGGGCGTCATACACAAAATCATCGCAAGCATATACAAAGGCAAAGCACTACAAGATATGCAAGATGAGGATTTATTATTGGGTACAAGACAAAAGATAACACCATATGGATATAAAGTATTGTTGATAGGTAATAGATTGCAATTATTACCTCAAGATGTTGCATTCTATCCGCCTAACACGGATCTAAATGACCCGACCCCTCCTAATACTAATCTGTATTGGCAGAGTTTATTGAACGTATATGGCAAAGTGAAGCCGGGCATCAGTCAAATATGGTTACAAAATCCATATATGGAGGATGACATAGTAGGTACTATAGTTCCTGATCCAGTCGATGATCGATTATTGATCTATGATATCGATCCAGATACATTACCGCAAAATACATTAGCCCCAGTGGATGCAGTGGTTAATCCACAATTGTCGGGGCCAAATGCCGGGTTGCCCGGACCTGTTAACGGTCGTAGATACTTGATTGTAGAAGACATCGGCACCACCGGATCTAGCACAGTGGCTTGGGGTTCTTTGATAGCAGAAGCAAACGACATCATACAATATGATGCCAGTACTGGAGATTGGTTTGTGAGTTTCGATGCTAGTGCATCTACTGTCGTGGAGTATGTAACCAATCTAACTACTAATATCCAATATCGCTACGTTGACCAAGAAGGGCAATGGATGAAATCGTATGAAGGTTGGTATGACCAGGGCGATTATAGTATTGTCATTTAATATTGTTTTTGCTATAATGTCTTAATGAAAAATACTTCGGCTGGCATATTCTTTTATTGTACTACAACGGGCAGATTTCTATATCTGATGCGTAGTGATGCCAATTTTGCTTGGGGTGTGCCGGGCGGTAAAATTGAACAGGGTGAGACGTTGCTAGAAGGGCTAGAACGCGAGTGTATGGAAGAAGTAAATTTCTGGCCTACTGATCCAAAATTAGTACCCATACAAAAGTTCGTTAATAATAGTTTCACCTACCATACGTTCTTTTGTGCAGTCGATGAAGAATTTGTTCCCTATCTCAACGATGAGCATGTGGGTTATGCTTGGATAGGGGCTGATCAACATCCTAAACCAATGCATCCTGGGTTATTCAGTACTATCAATATTGATATAGTAAAAGAGAAACTGAAGAGCCTTACTGAAAATAAAAACGGGGCCTAAGCCCCGTTTTTACTAAGTCTGTTCGACTTATTTCAAGAACATCTTAAATGCTTCAACGCCCGTAGCGCCTAGAACTGCCGCCGCTCCCATTAGCATCCATTTGATTTTTTCCATGTTGCCAAGTTTTTCGGCGAGTTCATCATGAGATTTTTTATTAGCCTCTTGAAATTCTTTGAGGATAACTTTAGTCTCATCCATGTTCCTATCTAAACAGTCATGCAGGTCTTTAACTTCGACTTTTAATTCATCAACTTTCTCATCAATAACATTGATGCGAACTTGAAGAACTGCGATCTCTGTCTCGGCCTGTTCTACTCGTTTTGCGGCATTTGTAGACATAGTATGTTCCTATTAAGCGTTGCTTATAGTTACTACAGGTGGTAGAGATGCCAAAGCGTTCGCTGCGATAGCAGAGTTGAACGATGCAATCACATCAGGATTTACAGTTGCTAGCACTGCTGTGCCTGTACCTGAACCTGCTCCGGTTGCAGTGAATGTAACACCAGTCATATTAGAGAAAGCACCAACTGATGTCCAGTTTGTGGTTCCTGTTTTATAAATGGTATATACTGTGCCTGCTACCAATGATGCTGCTGCAACCTGTGCAGGGAACACTTCACTGTTATAGTCATTTAATGATGATACAAACTTAGTGCTTGCATCACTATAAGTTGCTAAGATATTGAAAGTGTTTGGAGTCAAGGCTGCGTTGGCTACGTTTGCTGTATAGCAAGCCGCAGTCAATCCGCTAGTTGTTCCTGTAACAAGATACTTTGTCTTACCTTTCTGACGAACAATAAAACCTGCCTCGTTCAATGCGAACACGAATGCACCATCATAATCTTCGTTGCTATTTGCAAGTAGATCAAGAGTAGTGTCATCAGTGATTGTATCAACGAAACCTAATACATTTCCTTCTGCATCAGTGATGCACTCACCACCTGATAATTCAGTAGTGAATAAAGTGCCAGTACCGGTGACAGTAGTGCTTGCTGTGCTTGCACTAATTGTACCTGTACCTGATACACCGATAGCCGCGCGGATTAATGTTTGTGAACCATAGATTGCTGTGTTACCACCAACGACGCCATATGTATTAGCGTTAGTTGCTGGATAACCTGCACCACCTAGTGGATTATTGAAATAAGCATCAACAACACCAACTGATGCCGCTACAGTGACAGGACCTGCTGTACCTAAGTTGAACTTAGTGTATGTTGGGTTTGCTGATAACTGTGTTGCTGAAACAGTGAATGTGCTGTTTGCGCCGGCGTTCAATACTTGTAATATCCAGTATGTTGTGCCTGCTACTAGGTTACCAACGTTACTTGCTGGAATGAATGGCATACCAGCGATGATACCTAGATTAGTAAAATTTGCGTTTGTAGTTACAACTTCTGTTGTGCCGTTAGTTGCTGTGATAGTAATAACGGCTTGCGCTTTCGCGATTTTAAGTGGACGACCCATTGTTTTATCTCCTATAATGCCGGGTTCTAGCCGGTACGCGGCGGGGTACCGCATAAACTCTCACCATGAGAGTATATGATTTATTTATCAAAAAAGTCTTATTTTTTACGCTGAATTATTCGCCGATTGGCATGCCGAGTTCTGTGATAGAGAATATGCCAGTACCACTCACGCTAATATATGCTATGTAATTGCCTTCACCAACAATAAAACTATTGTTGACTGTATTTGCAGGAATAATTTCACAGGCAGTAAGATTTGCTGTTACTGAACTGTTTCCCACTGCTACAGCGATTGCACTGCTTGTTGTGGAGATACGGACCTTCTCAGTAGTTGCTACTGATGTAAGTTGACTTGATCCGCTTGGTGTATAAATTGCCGCTGCCATATATTATTCCTGATAAAGTATTTATCTTATAATCGTCCTACCATGACTTCGACATAACCTTCGTCTTCATCAACTTTGTTTTCAATCGCTTTACCGATAACAGTTCCTATCTGCGGTGATTTAGATGATTTAGCATAGCCGTCACCTGCACTTACAAGCATATCGCCCTTGCTCACCAAACCAACAACTTTTACTTTCACTCTACCCATCATCGCTACCATGACAGGATTCTGTGCTTGTATAGCACCATTCATGACATATGCCGGCTCTGCTGAAACAACACCTGCTATTTTACTCGTTTCCAATGATGCGGCAGTAACTTCTTCATCACCACCAAACTCTAATACTGTACCAGGTAAATATGGTTTGTCTGCCGAATAGAATTCAGCCAAGTCTGCATATGTTGCTGTTAATCTTGAGCCGGAACTTAAAGTCCAATTACCCGTGATTGTTCCTGAAGTGGCTGCTGCACCAGTAGTGATCACAGTGGTATTTAGGTTCTGAACACTTACTGTATTTGATGTTTTGTCGAACGTGAAGGCTGTAGTTCCATTCAACACACCACCATCATTAAATTGAACAGATGTATCTACTCCACCGGCGGGATATTCATAGCCGCCGCTACCTATCACAGCGACCTTACCTGTAACAGCAGTAGGGAATGTTAACGTTAATTGATTCTGTGTATTATAGTAAATTTCTGGATAATCATATCTTCCTACATAACTGACGTTAGTGGCATCGACTGGGGTGACGCTTAAATATCTTGTATTTAAATTATGATTGACTGTCCATGTTGTGCTAGCAACTGTTTGATCATGTAAGTAATATCCAGCCATTGAATTACTACCTACAATTGATACGTTACCTGCTACTGCTGTGCTCCAAGTCAATGTTAATGTGTCTGCACCAGTATAATTAACTGTTGGATAATTATATTCACCTATGACAGATACATTGCCTGTATCTGCCGGTGTTACTGCTACATATCTCGTATCAAGATTGTGTGTGACGTTCCAAGTTGTGCTTGGTGCGGCTTGTGTATGCAAATAATAAGTTTCTGTATTCGCACTGTCACCTTCTACTACGACATATCCTGATTCAGCAGAATTGAATGTCAATGAAACTGCGTTGGCATTAACGAATGTTACTCTTGGATAATCATATCTACCTGTCCATGAGTATCCGGCGCCATTGATTGGTGTGACATCTACAAATTGTGTGTTAAGATTGTGTATTACTGTCCATGTAACGCTGGCAGTATCTTGTCTATGGAAATAATATCCTACTGGATCTTCTCTTAAGTTACCCCAGTATAATTCACCATTACCATCTGTTTTCAAGAATTGATATTGTTCACCGCCGGTGATAGTAACGTTTGATATTTCACCTAAATTTGTAGTACCTGTAACTACTAGATTACCGGGTGTAGGGGTTACGGCGTTACCTACACGCAATGTATTATTTAAATAATTCCATGTCAGTACTGTATCGCCAGCAAAATCATATCCGTTGTTATACTGTATGCTTGTGTTGCCGCCTGCAACTAAACCGCCGTTAGCGGTAGTAGTATTGAATATAGCGATACCGTTGCCTGGATAAGTTCCAAAACCTGTAGTGCTGATAGCATTGGTCAATCCTGCGTCTGAGTAGATATCGTATAATTGTAAATTGCCCGGTACTGATTTCAACCAAAACACATTACCGTTAAATGTGCTTGCATATTGTGTATTGGCGCCTGATCCAGGTAATATTGATTGAACAGTTATTTCAACACCAGAACTCAAAGGATACGGTTCTGTCAATGTCATTCTGGATGCTGGTGCTGCTGATATATTTTGTATGTCTAGTACTATTAGACCTTTTGGGGTCCAACTCAATCCACCATCGCTGTCAGTAGTGAGTACATAACCGATCTCACCACCTGATATAGAAACGTCAGTGACATTTCCTAGATTGATTAGTCCACCTGCGCCGCCGCCTTTGTTAACCCAATTGTTCCCATCATATGATAACACTTGGCCATTAGCCAATGTGGTACCATTAATGTTCAGGTTACCTACAGCGCCGTCTATTTGATCGAATGCGATCTCGCTAAATGCAGTGAGAACCTCAATATTCTGAGTTTCCCCTAAGGTTTTACCTATAAACAGTTTTTTTACGTCGGAGGCGAAGCCTAGTTCTGCTTCATCAAGTTGAGGTAGATCGACTAAATCGCCGCTACGTTGCTGTATTTTAGAAATCTGTAATATAGACATAGTTGTACATTCACCAAGTAGTACAACTATTTATGCTTTTACATTACAGGAACTGTGTGTAATATTGATCTAAACGGGTGTACCAGAGGTCTGTATACTTATCAAATTCAGACCCTTCTACAATGAATTCTTGATATTGATTATCCGCAGAACACATGAAAACGACACCCTTGCGTATTTTAGTACCCCATACTTCATTATGTGCTAATGCATATGCGGCTAATTGAAGGAAGTAATCATCGATCCATTCACGCTTTTTAGGCTTGTTTGTTTGTTTATGGTCCATGATCGTTTCACTATTACCATGAACTCCTACGAGGTCTGTAGTTCCTGCATAAATCTCGGGGAAGTAAAGACTAACTTCCGTACCCCAGAATTCCTGACAATTGATCAGTCCCTTTTCAATGATGGTCTTGGCCATCTGATGGCTCTGTATGCTATAGGGATTAGTTCCCGGTTGTCCTGTATCACCTGTCTTTACATGATTCTCAAGCCACTTGTGCATACGTGTTCCGCGACCCGCAGCCTCAGTGGTTATCTGTTTAGCCTTCTCTTCACCTACACGTTTGCGCCATTCACGCAACGCTTGCTTCTTTTCTTCAGGCTTTGTCGCATCAAGTATAGTAGTGACGCTAGGGACCGCGTGTCCGTCAGGGGTCATATATTTTCGTGAGCCATTAATAGTCTCGCGCTTCAATTCTTTATAGGGGTATTTGTCGGGGATATAAATCATAATCTAACTTTGGGTTCAAATGCATTTACGTATGTTTCTTTATTCAAGTAATTTTTACTGGGTGCAATTTCTATATTTTTATAGTTCTCATAAATTTTTGTGTAAAGATGATGAGCAACTGCTGTATGTCCTTCACGTTCCCAATGACCGCAAGGGGTCAGTGGTGACCCTTCAGTAATGTGTGCTAGATCACCTATATCGTTCTTATCACCACACAATATAGAAAAATGATTAGGTGCTTGTTTGCTCATTTTCTCGTACATTGAATCTTTTTCGGTACCGTTCAATGTTTCTATAGCAAGACTAAACATGTAGGGTACGTCATGCAACTGAAATAGATTTCTCAATGCGCTTTTATATAACATGGTTCGTTTATAAAAGTAGTCCATATTATAATTCAACACATAGTCTACACTACCGGGATCTTTTTGAAATGTGTCATATGTCCCGTACTCTTTTTTACCCTCAAACCATCTTTCTTTTCTAGTGATAGCAGAAAACATGATGACATATAAAGGATGATTATTGTTATGAATGTCTTCGTAGAAATATTCATAAGTTCTACGTAATATCGTGTCATTTGCAGAACCACCTTTACCTATGTTAACAACGTCTACTCCTAAACGTTGCGCTAGTCTATGTGGCCAGGATTCTTCTTTATTTGCTAGACCGTTGCCTTCAGTGAAACTACACCCATTAGTGACGATGTGGGATATCCTTGTCATATTCTGAAACTTTCTCCGCAGCCGCAACGATCTTTCTCATTAGGATTAATGAACTCAAATCCTTCATTCAATCCTTTCTTTTGAAAATCTACAGTAAGCCCATCAAGGTAAACCATAGATTTAGGATCAACATAAAACTTTAACCCGCCGTGATCTACAGAGATATCAGTCTCGTCCGGGCTGTCTACAAATTCTAATACATATGCTAGACCAGAACACCCAGTGGTCTTCACTCCTAGACGAACTCCTTGTCCTCTACCTCTTTTTTTGATATGTTCTAAAAACTTATTTTTGGCTATATCAGTCACGTTAATCATAGTTGTTATTCCTTATAATATCACTAATCATACCGAATGTCATCTTGATTGGTTAAATTTGTTTAATATTCTATCCAATATCGAATAATCTTTCTGAAGATATCTAGTCCTGTGCAGGTTCGCATTATATTCTAATGTTGGCAGCATGTCTAAAAGCATGTCATTGAGTTCTATAGTACTCATCTTAGATATTCTTTTTACTTCGTTCAATACCTTTATGAATCGTTCATCATCATTCATAGTAGTATCGTATGATTCATCTATCCAGTTATCAAATGTTTTATAACCCAACTGATGCATCACACGTAGAGTTCCTATTTGTCCCAATATTAAAAATGGCTGGAAATTTATGATCGGCTTAAAAAGTTTTTCGTTTATTTCTAAGTGGGTGTGATCCAAATAAAAATAACTCATAGGTATTATATTAACATATGATTTGACATGATAATTGTTATTGGCAAGACATAAATTTTCAGGTATGTCTCTGATATCTTCTATGTCTAAAACTATGTCGTCTATGCATTTTTGTTCCTTGGTAAAAAAATCTATAAAGTTACCGCCACCCGTAGATAAGAAAGAATCATTTTTAAAGTCAGGTATCTTTAATAACTCATTCACAAAAGGAAGTCTATGAATTCTGCCCTTACCGCCCAAGTATAAAAATTTCTTCTCTCTGTCTTTTTTGTTTTTTATATCTTGAATAATCGTATTCAAATCTATAGGAGGCATGAGTTTTTCAAAGATGTTATTCCAGAATGCAGACAAGCCATGTTTTTTGAATAAATCATGTATCTTATAATTAGTATCTATGTATATGACAGACTTAGAATCGATACCTAAAGAGTCACATCCGATATTTACATTCTCAACGATGTTATACTTTGTGATGTTATTATAATATCCTCCCGGATCTCGTTCACGATGTACAACTGGTAATAATCCAAATGAGTCTACATTTGTTGTTAAAATTAAGCCGGCTTTATTATTTTTAACATCGTTAATGATTTCGATGTCTTTGTAAGTATGTGAATTATTATACCAACGCATAAGTTGGATGCATCCTATAATCAAATAGAATTCATTGTCTGGTTTTTCTAAGACTTGCGTACAACCATGATCTTCCAAATATGTTGAAAGATATACTACAGGAGTATTTCTTATCTTGCCGGTTGTTAAATCTAAAACTATAAATTTCACATCAAGATTTATTCATGGCTGATTTAGCCATTTGTGCTACTACTTCTTGACTCTGCTCGGGCGGAGGTGCTTCAGTCTGTTGTGGTTGTTGCGGTAATCCTTTGAACACAACAGTGTCACCTTCGATATTGCTAACTACATTTTTAAGAGGTTTCGTTTGTATCATAGAATACAAATCGTCTCTAGATAGCGTTAGATCAAATTTTCTAAAATATGTGAGAAGTTTGTCAATAGTCCAATTATCTGTAATTCTTTTGCTATCCAATGCGGTGTTAAGTTGATCGACTGCCGCAATCAACTTAACAAGTTTAGGATCATTGACTAACTCGTAGAGGTGCATTTTACCTCAACTCGCGACCAACTCCGCCTGCTGGTTCAGATTCTGGTTCTTCTAAGTCCGGGGAAACTTCAGCACCCATTTCAGCACCGACTACTTCTTCGCCGCCGGGACCTGATGTGGCTGCAACGTCAGTCACTGCCATTTCTTCACCGCCTGCAGGAGGTGCACCTAGTGCTTCTGGACTACCAACGCCAGTCAATGCATTCATGGCGTTCTTCATCTCACTCTTAGTCTGGCTTAGTGTTTGATTCAAAGTAGTCAAGGCTTGGCTTGCTACTTGGTTGAATGTACCAGACTGTTCTACACCGATTTCTGATTGAATACTATCTGCTAATGCAGGTAGTTCTTTAACTAACATGTCGTTAACTTCTTCGATCATCTTTTGAATGCTGTCAAGCATATCTTGTGCTGCCAAGATGACCTGTGATTTTTCGACTTCTTCATTCTCAACAACTATTCTAGCAGCCTTAGTATTCTTGTAATGCTCAGTAAGTGCCTGAGCCATGAATACTAATTTCATGTATGAAGGGCTAGCATGATTCTTGTAGAAATCAGGGCTTGCTTTAGCCTCTTTGATGAGACCGAATACTCGTTCCATCATGGCTTTAGTTTGTGCGCGATTCAATCTTGACATGTCAAGGTTGACATCGAAATTAGCCTTAAGGGCTTGTTCTGCTACGTTTGTTTTATCTAGTTCATTGAGTCTCATGGTTAAAATCCCACATTAATAGTTATATTTATCAAGAATCTGTTACTTTTCATCCTTAGATTCTTGATACTTTTTAGTCTGTATATGCTTGGACATAGATGCATATGCTTCTATCTCTTTCAAAGCATTTTTCCTTCTAAGTTGGTCTTCTAACAATTTTGCTAGATAGATAAACTTATCAGGAATATCCCTGCTATTCATCAGCTTTTTGTGCTGTGCTATAGATACTTCTAAACCGCCTATGTAGCGATCTAATTCTTTAAGTCTTTTGGTCTCTTTATCTTTTCGATTCTTCTCAAACACACAATAGGTTACTGCATATTTAAGTGTGGAAAATTCTATTTGTTCTGCATATGGATCTAGCATATTGACAACCTTGAATATACCGGTCTTTTCAGGGTTTATTATATAGGTGCCAAAAAGGTTATAACTACCGTCATACTCCTTGACGATAAACATGTCCTTTATCTTGTTCGCTAGATAAGACTTATTCATATTCATATTTAACAAAATATATGTTCCTTTTTTCCAAAGTTATATCAAGTTTTTGTCCTGACTTGTGCCATTGACTATCACATTGAATCATGGGCACCCCGTCACAATCTTTATATAATGATCCTAAATCAGAAATTCCATCTTCAAACACACGATTATGCTGTACTTCAAAATCAAACTTCCATACAGGAACTCTGATATCTTCTTGTAGCATAGTTCCGAAATATGACTCTTTATCTAAATCAATCTCTAACCGCACAGGATCGTTGATGACATCGGGCTGGGCTCGCAATGATATAACTTGCAATATAGTATCAAAATTGCATTGTGTGTTGCGATTTCTATACCAATCATTCACATCTTTTACATCATCCCCCGGCCTTGCGCGATTCAATACACCTGTCTTTGTAATGTCAAATAACGTATAGCAGGAAATCCTGTGCATGTTGTTATTTAAGGCAAAAAAAAGACCCGAGAATAAATCTCGGGTCCTTTGTTTGTTAACTTAAACTAATGATTAGTTAGTGAAAGTTGCTGATGATGCTACAGTTACAGCATTTGCCCAAGCGGGACCATCTGCGTTCTCTAGTGCTAATACTAGAGCAGCAGGTGTCCATGCACCAGTTGGGTATATAGCGAATGCTAATGTGTCGTTAGCTGCGTCTGTATACTCATAGATGTGGATAGTTGCTAATTGCTGAATCGCTTGAATTGCTGAGTTAACTTGTGTAGTTGTCAAAGCACCGTTTGCAGTTGCAGTGAAGAAGTCCAACTTTGGACCTTGTGGCTGAACTGTCAAGGCTGAAGAAACTGCGTTAACGCCTGAATTTGTGTAATCTGGCTGATCTAACCATAGAACTGGCTTAAGATCACCATTAACTCTTGTAAATTGTGCCATTTTAAAATCTCCTAATGTTGTGAGACCTACTGTCTCATACTATTATTTATGCCTGGCACAAAAAAATGTTGGTTTGGCTAGCGTTGGCCAGCAAGATTTTGACGGCTGAAGCCCATTCTATCTACAAATTTCAAACCATTTGACACAAAACCTTCTTGACTTTGCTGGCCACTCTGTAGATAGCCTTTGACGGGGCTTTGTTCTGCTTGCTGTGCTAGTTGTTGTACGACTTGATTCTTAAGATTATAGATAGCCACCCATATGCTAAACAGACCCTGCACCCCTGCTTTGTTAGCATTGATATGATCTGATAGTTTTTGCTTCATAGTAGGAGTCATGGGTCTAGTCTCAAAATAATCCATGAATCCAGAAGCCATGTCATTTAGATCGCCCGAGACGATTTTCTTATTGATATATGTAGTGAATAGTTGATTGAATGTATTTCTAGCCTGCGGTGCTTGCATTAGTTTTTGCACAGCAGGACCATGTTGACGTATAGCAGCCTTAGCGTCATTGACTAAGCCTTGATCTAACTTTACATTAGGAACTATAGGCATAGCACTAGGAATGATAGCGACATCGCTATCATTCTTTAATTGCCCTATCGTTCCATTCAATGGTGTTGATTCATCTGTAGTAGCGGCATTAGCAGGTATAAACTGATGCACAGCAATACCCGCAGTCTTACCTGTGATCAATTTACCTATATCGCTATCGACATCTACTGTATACGCTATACCGTTAGGGTTCGCTTTAAACTTATACAGACCTTTTTGATCTTGTAAAGGTTTGCCGAAGAGCAAGTCGCCCCAGTAGTAGCCCTTAGTTCCTTGACTTGCTTTTTCAAGACCGGGCCATATGTTTGTAATGAGAGTATTAAGTTCACCGCGATCCACCCCCCTCGCTCTATCGTATTCTATAAATTCTTCTGCGCTGTGTACGTTGCGACCTGACATGTCTTTCTTATTAAACATGTGTTTGTCCATAATGCTGAATTTGCCGTCTGGACCATGACCGAATATCAACGCTGGATACCCATCCCATTTAATAGTGATTGTTTTAGGATTCTTAGCAGTAGCCAATATAGAATTAACTGCTTGATTTGCACCCGCAACGTCTCCTAATACTACTAAATCTTCTGGATGATCGAGGTGCCCCTTGCCTTCTTTTAGGCGCAAAGCATCCTGATCAAATTGACGCATCCTTTCACGAATATGCTGAAAGAATTCTTGTTCGTTATTGAAATTCATTTTAAGGTTGAGTGTCTTGTTTTCTACCTTGGTCTGAAACAGCCCAAGCAATTTGTGCTATATCAGTCAAGTCTTTGTTCAAGGTTTTACCCTTTAAACTTTGTGGCATACGTTTTAGTATGTCATCAACCTGTTGCTGTGAGGATCCTAAATTGATCCCTCTCAAGAAGCCCTTCATGAAATTATCGCGGAACCATGCGCCTAGGCTAGGTTTACCTGATGGTGCTGCTGGTTGACCTGCTGCCGGTGCTGCGCCTTGTGCTGGGGCAGTGCTTGCGGCTGCTGGTTGACCCGGACGCTTAAACACGCCCTTGATCTTATCCATGATACCTTCATTAGTTCTTAAGAACTTATCTCTATCTTCTCTTTCTTTCTTTTGTTTTGCGATCAATGCCTCTATGCGCTTGACCGCTAGATCAGGATCATATCCTGATTTCTTCAATGCGTTTCTAAATCTTTCTACTGACGTTAACTTATTGTAAATCTCTTCTAGTCTATCTTCGCTAATAGTTTTTTGCTTATTTCCCTTAGCATATTGACCCATGAACTGCTGGTGCAAGTTTTTAACATCGTAACCAGCGTTGTCTAACTTAAGAATCTTGTCGCCTACACGTATCAAGTAATCCTTATTAAGGGCAACATTTGCAAGATCCTTAGTAATTTCTTGTGCTATTTTTGATGTTGGAGGAAGCGGTTTAGTTCCGGCTGGCTGTAACTTTCTCATTGCGCTAACAATCTTATCTACATTGACATCAATTTCTGGCTTGGCTGCTCCCTGCTTTTGACCAGTAGGTACTGCTTGATTACCGGGTGCTTTACCTCCGGGCTGTACAGCCTTTACTGGCGGGGCGGCACCGGGTTGGGCACCTGCGGCAGTACCGGGGGCTTGTGTTGCTGTTCCTCCTGCTTGAGGTGCGCTAGGTGTTGTTCCTGCGCTCGGCGTAGTGGGTTGTGCTGTTGCATTACCGGCTCCTAAATCAGTTGAATCAACGTCTACCAGTCCCTGCTGAATAGCAGTGTTTAACGCATTAGCACCTCTACTAACGAATTTTTGTACGAATGTATCCTGTGCCAGTTGATCTTCTGCACTTAATCCTGACTTCTTGGCTCTTGCCATAGCACTACCTACACCTTGTGTATTAGTACCTTGCGCTGATGCGACTGTACCGGCCAGACCTCTAGCGAGATTCTGGAACGTATTTAACTCATTGATTCTCATCTTTCTTCCTCAGTGACTTAGCGAACCTTGCCGCGTCCTTGCCCTTGATAGCACTTAATAGTTTTTTCTCAAGTACTTCGGCTTTGTCTGGGGAGTATTGACGATTGATTAATTCTAATAGATTAATGGCACTGGTAATAACATTGTGAGCCCTGCTCTCAATGATGTGATTCATATCACGGTTATTACCGATCAATTCCAGTTCTTCTAGAAGGCTACGGGTACGCTTTTGCATAGTTCTTTCCTTACAGTATTTATCTGGAATAGGATCTTTTATTTCTTAAGTGACGCCAATAAACTCTTGAGTTTTGCGCTCTGTACGTCGGGTACAACCTTACCTGAATCAGGAGTTATCTCCCCTGTTATAGGATCAGTTTTCTCGGCAGTCTGAGTAGTTCCTACTTCGCTAGTAGTCTTGATTTTCTGCATTAACTGCGCTCCTGAGGGCTGAACCTTATAGGAATCATCGGATCCGTCATCTGTGATTCGTAATGTTTCTACGTCAAATTTGAGTTCGATTTTTTGACCTACCCCGGAACTACTACGTGTCTTCATCAATTGAATCTGATAAAGTCCACGCTCACGCATACTACGGCTAGTAAAGATACCAAAAACATTGTCCGCAGTATTAATCTTACTAATACCACCTGAGATATGACTGTGATCAAATTCGATCTCTTCAACGGCTGATCTGTTAAGTTGTGATGCTGTGACGAATAAGACATTTAATTCCTTTGCTAGATTTCTAAGTTCTTCAGATACATACTTATCCTTTACGAACAAGTCGCTTGGACTTACTTTTGCGCTGACTGGCATGATCAAATCAAGATAGTCGATACACAAGAAGTCAACCTTCATGCCTGTCTGTATCTGTAATTCCTTGACATATGCTCTGATATCATTGACGTTGCTTTGTGCTGGCATATATTTGATGCGCAAGTTACCAGACTTCTTAGCAACCATCTTGACTTTCATCTCAACATTATCAATATCTTTAAAAATCTCGCGACTACTAGTGTCAGTCATCATACTATCAATACGCATTGAACACAATCCTTCACTCAATTCAAGTGTGACGTATACTCCGCTAAGTCCCGCTTGTGCCCAATTAACTGCAAGATTTTGCATGATCAAACTCTTACCAGAACCTGATCCACCTGCAAAGATTTGCAGTTCACCTCGATTGAAACCACCATACAATTTCTGATCAAGTATAGGCCAACCTGTGCTGTTTTGACCGTTATTAGATTTTAGTGCCATCAATCTACTACGAGGATCAGCAAAGTAATCAGTACCTAAATCCTTCTGTAGAGAAATCTGAACTGCTTCTTTGATCAGTTTCTCTACAGGTCCATATTCGCCCTTCTCAAGTAAGTCTGCACTCTTAAGAATAGCCCTCTCAAGTTCTTGTCGCTTAGTGAATGCTTCGAATTCTTCTAAGAACCAATCATAATGTCCTTCGTCAAGTTCCTCTAATCGTTCAGTAGATACATCAGTCGTTGCCTTAATCTGTATAGGATCTGGCATGACATTATATTTTTTAGTATGATCTATTATGAACTCTGCAACCGGTCGCAATCTACGATCAAAGTTTTCTGCATTCATGATGTTCATCACGCGAGTATAAAGTTCTGCGTTCGTGACCATCATTCTCAGAAACAATGTCTGTACATCAATGTTATAGTCGTTTATCAAGTTGTTTCCTCTTAATCTCTAATTTTATTTTGCTATTAGTCGCTGATTGCAAGATACTTAGTAATGTAGCGAGTTTGCCATATTTTATTACTGCATCGTTTACGTCTTTGATTCCCGGTTCCCAATTAGGCATGCTAACTTGAAAACCAAAATCAAGTGCGCGATTGATCACATCCATACCACTCTTATCTTGATCTGGAACTACTATGATCTTTCTATTCAAACGTCTCAATATCTCTGCCTGTTCTTCGTTGATACCATTAGTAGTCAATGCGCAACCATCTATACTCAATGCATCAAATATACCCTCAACTACAATACATACTTGCCATTCTGGCTTCTGCAAATCATAACCAAATAGATAACCACTCTGTTGTTCGCTGATAAATTTAGGTTTTCGATCATCTAAGAACCTACTAGTGTGACCCACTATTTTATTTTCAAAAGTGAAGGGTATGATGATACGATTGGCTTGCCTACCTTCTTCATCCGGAGTACACATGAAAGGATATCTACTTATATCTATCCTACGACCTCGTAGATAATCTACATAAACTTGGTGTTTAGGATTTTCAGAATCGATAACTTCTGCATCAGGCAAATCCATCTCTTTGAATTTAATTTTCTTCTTTTCGCGTTTAGCCTTTACAAAATCTAGCAAGTCTTTGTGTTGCAAACTTTCTAGGCTATACTTATTAATATCATCTGGATCCATGCCGCACCACGCCAGTAACTGGCGAGTGTTCTTAGTGAGTTGTTTACCCAACATAAACCCACATTTGAATCCACAATTAAAACAATGATAACTCCAGTTATCACTATCCATGTGTATGCCACCGCGGCCGCGCTTGTCAGCACCATGACCTCGGTAGTGGCAACACACAGCGTTGAAACTATGCCAACCGCTTTGTGATAGTCTTTTCTTTCCTGGAACTATTTGAAGTATATCAAACACATTGTAATTATAACACCTTGCTACGTAAAAACAAAGCGTATCGGCAAATCATCTTGCCAAAATGTTTGATACCACCCCGGTGTTGCTAGTGAATACCATTCTGATAAATGGGTGATAACCTTTAATCGTGTAACCCACTGTTTCAGTAGTCTCAAGATATTCTTCTGAACGTATAGGATACCAGTCTGTGAGGCTGCTACTGAATGTTCCTTCTATCTCTACTTCACCGTTGAATTCATACAAGTGAGCCTGTAGCGTCAATATTGGATTATCATTGGTATTGATAACTGAACTGTAATATGTGTTAGCATTTGATAATACATTATTAATGCTATTGTTACTATCGAGGTTAGGGAATGGCTGTCCTGTTGGAATAGTTACTATCTCGCTAGGCACAAAACTAGGGAGTACGCTATCTACTACATTGATCTGACCACGCGCACCGGCAGCAGGGTCAACGAATACAGGATATCCAAATTGTCCTACCGGGATCTCTAAACTATAATGACACATCTGAGCAGGAATGTCTTCTATCTCTGCGGCATTAAGTTGTAGATATGCTATACCGGTCAATGGAAGTTCCAATGTCAATGCTTTTTTGATCAATACTTCTGTACCATCGTAATTGATGATGCGACAAGTGATCTCTTTCCCTGTGATGTCAACTGGTTTTTGCTCTTGGTTCAAGAACTGAAACTGTAGTTTGTTATCTACACCTTTGTGTAGATTCATTGTTTTTGCATATACTGGCATAAAGGCCCTCGGACTGTTTCCTGATAGTAGGACGACAATCTGACGTTGTGTAAATACGAATGCTGGTGTCGAATATCTTACGGTGTTTACAGTCACAAATGTCGCTCCTCAATGTATTTAGTCGCATAAAAATAAAATATTTTAATGGTTGCCCAATTATAAATAATCTTCGATGACGATATCAAGAGACTTTTTTAAAAAACTAAGCGACAATCACCCTTTCATTACGGTTGTCTCTTTCGCCAGCCAGGATTATGTAGGAATAATGCAGAACCGTGACGATCAATGCACTAGCATTTACGACTATGGTTCTATAGTTGATGCGAAAATTAAGGAACTATTCTTAGAATTAGGGGATGTCTGGTGGTGGGAAAGCAACCGTCAGATTCCTATAAATATCTTCCTTAAGGAAGATTGGAATCCGTTTAAGCCCTATCTTAGAACATTTAATAACAAGAATTTGACTATACTTCACGGCCCTATAGTCAGCCTTAATGAATTAAACAAGCGCAAAACTAAGCGCCGTAGCATCACATTAGTTAAAAGACTTCCTTAATCTTTTCTTTCTGCGATTTTTAGCCATCTCTAGGCTGAGTTTCGCCACCCTCGTATCATAGCAGATACCGTCTAAATGATCAAGTTCGTGCTGAAATACCCTAGCGATCAATCCTGTAAACTCAGCCTCGATCTGTTCCCCCATAGCATTATGATATCTGACTTTTATAGTCTCTGCTCTACGCACACGCAACCATAGATCAGGGAAACTTAGACAACCCTCTTGATCCATGATATTTCCGCTAGCATCTAGTATCTCAGGATTCACACAAGCGTATAACCTGTCTTGATTTCCCATGACAAATATGCGCTTGTTTATTCCTACTTGGGGGGCAGCAAGGCCTATACCATTGTGTTCCATCATCACTTTGATCATGTGTCTAACTAATTCGTTAGGATCACCGTCATTAACGAAGCACCATGGATTGGCTGTTTGCCTAAGTACTTCGTCTGTTTCTTTAACTAATTGTAAGTCCATCTGATATTAAATTCATATGCACAACAACAAGATGCGCATAGGCAACTGCGTGTGACTTTTTAAAACTATAAGTTCCCTCTTCACGATCCCATATTGTTTTCGCGACATCGGCCCAACACTTGCCGATCAAGTGTTTCTTGCCTGGTCTTATCACAGCAAGAAACATTGCTAGTCTAGGTATAGTATTTACTGGTTCAGGCATCTTACGTAAAGTATTATAATGATTACCCAAGTGTATTAGTTTTTCTACGATAGTAGGATCGTTGAACATGTTCCAATCGGGATCGTCCATTAACTCTACGAGATGCTTTTCATCACGCACTTGATTGTAAACGTGTACGTTAAGCAAGTCTAATTTGAGATATCCCCTATCTTCTGCTTCAACATAATCAATGCTCGACATATCGTTAACAGGATCATAAGGAATGTCTGTGACATACACACCAGTGTTATGTCTTTTAACCTCATCTTTGCGTATGCTGGCTTTGGTATGACTAATCAACGACAACAATTTATCTCTGTCACCCAAGTCAATGTCAATATCACTCTTAAATTTCATGTCCACCTCAATATAAACAACATCGCTGCCTGCTCATCACGGAATCTATAATAATCGTACAAAGGAACTCCAGCAACAATACCTTGTGCTATATCAGTGCCATAACGATACCACTCACGATCAAACTGACCTATATTAGTTTCTAACCAAGGCACTACCTCTGTATGATCATAGTAGGTTTTACATTCAAAGGGAAATTGCTGTTCAAATTCTTTCATGCCTCGCCCCACTTCAACATAAAATAACTAGCATTGCTATCGTTGTAAAATGTAAACACAGTATATCTAGGAATATCTCCTATCATTTCATCCCAACGACTTTGATGAAATGCGAAATCAAAATCAGTTCCCTGCACCCAACCCATGTCTCTAAGTTCTTGCACTATCTCTACTACTCTTAAAGGATTTATGTGTTCTATTACCACATCTCGGCTCACTTTGTAAGTCCCAACTTACGATATGCTTCTTGCACTTTGATAGCCTGTCGTTCAGCATCTTCTACAGCCTTGTGCGTAGTCTTATATCCACCGTCTTTAAGTTTTACATTAGCGACTTCATACAATGTCCTTGTATCACGCACCGTATAGAATGGCCAAGGAATAGGATTAGGCCTATCACTCAATACTTGACGGAACGCTGTCTCTGCTACAACAACGTCAAAACTCGCACCATTGCTCCATACTGCTCTGCGATTCCAACCGAACTTATATAGTTCTTCCATGCACTCGCGGAAACTGATTCGTCCCCTATCGCCCATAGCCTCTTCTTGTGCTTCAGGGCTTTGCTCTCCCCACCAACGAATCGTATCATCATTGATCACACGATTATGAATCTCAGTCTGGTCTTCGATAGTAGGACGTAGTTCAAGTTTCTGTACCACACCATCTCCATATGGATCGAAACGAACGACGCCAATGGTCAATATGACACAGTACGGACTTGTGTCAAGAGTTTCCATATCGATCATAATATCATTTGCCATTTATTCTTTCCATATCCTATACATAGTTATCAATTTGCTAGACCATATCTCTATAGTATATCCCCTAGTAGTACCATGAAAGTCCCATCCATCGCCTCTGCTACCAAAGTTTCTACGACACCATTTGATCACTTCTGCACAATTATCTTTGACTTCAAATTTAACTCTATCATGGTCACGTGGATTATCATATACCACTGCATCTGCATAGTCAATAACAGGAACAAAATTACTATTAATCATATTTCAACCTAAAAATAAGATACTTCTGTTCGTCAGTTACAGTATAATCGTCTGTGATCCCAGTATCGTTTAATACTAATTTAAAACCATACTTCTCTTCTATCCAAACAATGAATTCATCTGCATCAAAATTACGCCCACCTTCGGTGAAATCTTTTCTGAGTTTTTTTAATGTTTCCCAGAAATCCCAACGCGCTTGACGCTTTTCAAAATCAGGATCATCGTCATCATAATCCTGAAAACTTTTAGGGACGTTTATCATTGCTAGACCAGATATTATCTATCTCTGACACTTCATCAATTATACTATGGTATAGATAATTAAACAACAATGCAGGTCGTTCTAATTGCCCATTATTTGGCATACTGCTATGTAACACGCGACAATTGTACATCAATAAACTACCGCGGGGCATATTATGTTGTTTGACATTCTGAATGAACCAACGATCATAGTTACCACTATAACACTTGTGTATATCAAAATCGCGCTTTTGGCTAAACGGGACCAATCCAGTACTACCGTTATTTTCATTCAAATCAGATAATGACACTATACATTGCACACCCAACAGTCGCTTGTCATAGTTCCATTTATCGAAACGATGGGGTGTGTCAACGTGAGGATTAACCCATGTGCTACCACTGTTGATGAATACACAATCGCTAGCATAATGTTTTAGATTAGGCAGATTGTGTTCTATGATAGGGTCGATATACTTCTGTATCTTCTTTACTTCGGGAAAGTCAGTCACAGATTGGCTCCACCATACGCTGATATCTTCTAAGTTTTTGATATCATCACGCTCGGCATAGACTTTCTTGCTACTGCTAGCACGTACAGGGTACAGATCCTTCAATCTACTATTAAAGTCGGCTATCAATATTTCTGGGATAAAACTCTCCCATACTATATAACCCTCGCCGTTTTCAATCGTTGATTTTACGTTTCTCATCATTCCCACACTAAACTAAAATGTATAGCATCTTCTTTATCTTTAAACATGAAATCCATGAACTCTTCTGTTGGATGGGTGATGAATTTATTACCCGGTAATCCAAATTGTTCTACAGCCCATATGCACGTTTCATCCCAACTATTTACCGTATCACCATGCTTCCACGGAATACGTATGGTATACTGATAATTATCATCCTTGTATGCGTGATATATCATCAGTATCCTGCGGCTTTTAGTAATTCTTTCACTTCATTGATGATATTTGCTGATCTTTTGAACTTGATAGCCCATTGTTCTGGATTGATATATTCAAAAATCATCTTTTGTTGTGTGACATCTAGACTTTCAATGAATTCTACTCCGCTAGTGCTATGATATAACATCCAAGGACTTATTTTTCCTTTCGTAATCTCAAAGCATATTTTGTTACGATTACCATATCTCAACGTATCTTTGTTAGGAATTTTATCATTTTCTGCTAATGAGATACATGTTTCTATGCTACGTGCGATAGCATCTAGTGGATCCTCTGTCTTCAAAAAATCCATGATGAACTTAGTATAGTTGGTATCGCGATTCCAATTGTCGATACTGATCTTTTCTTTCAACAACCAATCTGCATATCTACTAGGATTTAATACTTGTGCTTCTACACAATAGTTACCGAACTTGACGAACGCTGTATAATATGCACTTTTAGCAAATTCCATATAGTCTTTCTTTGACTTACGGCTATGCTTGCTATAAAACTGCACAAAGGCTGCATGACCTATACGATTGCCATGCTTATCTTTATCCTGCCATCTACGCTTCGTCTCGCATAGATGTTTCTGCATGGTACTTTCTCTAATAAAAGAGCGACCACAGAAATCACAACTATGCTCAGTTGCCGAATTGTTTTTCGTATTCTTGGATATCATCGTCTGTGATGAAATTACTAAGTGCTTCAATGTCATCAAAATTCATTTCTGGAAATTTTTCTGCTAGATATACCTTCTTTTTGTTCTCAGAAACATAGAGTTTGCTGATTTCATCTATCAACTCTTTATCTGCTTTGGGATATATCTTGCTATAATAGTCTCGTATGTCTGATAATTTGGCTGTATCTTTCAACTTTGCCACACGCTCAGATATTTGGGGAATCCATTGACGGAATTGTTTACCTAATTGCGGACTGGCAGAACACAACATCAGCCACTGTAGTTTAGGATGTTTACCTACGACCTCATTGAACATATGTTTATTAGCGAACTCATTTCCTGCTAACACATGGTACTGTTGTGCTTCAGTCTTGCCCTTGATATAACTAAACCATTTGATCAACATGAATGGATTGAACTTTTGTTTTTGTTCATCGGTCAGTCGATCATAATAGCCATAGTCTTTATTATCTAATGCCGATAAGGCTTCGAACAAGTCGAAATCTTGTTTATCAAATTTTTCGTCTGCCGATACCTTTGCTTTAGCCATGTCAGTTCCTTAGATGTTCGAATGTGATGATCTTACCGATCTCTTCACCTAGATCCTTATCGTCTGTTATGACATGCAGTCCGTGATTGTTGCGATCTTTGTGTCTGTCATATGCTCTAGTCTCAATCACATGACCACCATTTGCACGATAAACGGTAAAATTCATGCCGTTACTTTCAATACTATTGTGCCCGCCGCGAATGGTAGCCGCCTTAGTGCTGACAGGTATTGCTTCAGAGTCATGTCTATTATCCCATGCTTCTATACATTTTTTAGCGAACCACTTATTAAACCATTTCATTTCTTTTCCTTTAAAAAACTTGATTGTAATCTACGATCTCGCAGTTACGGCTGATCTCTTTAACAAAATATACACAACGGGGTTCAGGACCGTCATCGATAGGCACACACAAGAATTGTCCGTTGCGTAATCGAGGAGCATACCACGTGACATCATGATATATGTCAACGATCTCTACGGGCAAAAAACTTGGGCTGAAACTAGTTAATGGATTGAATTGAAACGCATTAAATCCACGATCATTAAGACTACTCAATGGTAATGTTTCAAGGTCTCCGTGATCGGGTTCACCTATCAATATTTGCCAGTCTAATGGCATCTTGATAGTCTTGTCACCTATCCTCAACACAAGAGCGGCACTATTGAAACTCTCTACAAAGATTAATGGGATATAAAAATAATCTACGTTTTGTGGATTGCTGTTGTCGAGTATAGAAAAACGCAGATCGTCTATCTCATCCGGCAACGTCTCTAAGTTGTAATATATATTATCTAAGGTTAAAATTCTCATGTTGTTATTCTACGACAAATGACATCAGTAGTCAAGTTTCTCAAGCGTAAATGGATACCTGGCTTCTTTATAATATGCTTTTCGTTGTGTCAGATGGCGCTTGGCAAATTTACAGTCACTAGTGATATCCCAAATCTCTACCTGATCTTTATCTTCTGCCTTACGTATGCCTCGTCCAATACTTTGTATAACGCGGACAAAGCTCTTTCCGGGCTCAATAAGAACCAGATTAAAAATACGAGGGATATTAATACCCACACTGGCCACACCATAAGTCGCCACAATAATCTTTTTATCACTAGTCTTAACTTCATCGTATTCTTCTTTTCTTTCTGTGAGTTTCGTCTCACCGCTGATGAATACTGCATCATCTAACCTTTCTATAAGTTCTCTACCTGCATTTACGCGGTCAACTAATACCAATGTGTTGCCGCTATCTTTTATCTTATCAATCAATGCGGCGATCTTATCTAATCGTTTTTCATCTTCAAGCAAATGTTTCAATTCGCTTTGATAGTTTGTGAATTCTACCCCGTCTTTCAATTGCACGATGTTCACATGACATTGTGCTAACACACCCTTCTCTTGCAATTCAGCCGCGCTGAGTTTGCCTATCACGGGTCCTAGACTTACTAGCAATGATACTTGTTCATACACAGCCTTAGGTATAGTTCCAGTCAGACCCCAGCGAATAGGGATATGGCTGAAAGGACCTGTTAATAGTTGTTTCAATGCATCAGCCTTGGCCATATGTACCTCGTCAACCATGACACAAACAACATCCTCGATGAACTCTTTGATGTTGACTTCTGCTTCACCTGCTTTAGTGTTCTTCAATAAGTTATTGAGGCTCTGCCAAGTACAGATAGTATGCTGTTTATTATATTCTTTTCTGTCACCGAAGTATACACCAACATCTAAACCAAGATTGATATAGTCTGCTTCAGTCTGTACCACAAGGCTCTTGTTAGGCACGATGACGATAGTTCGCCCATATATTTCTACACTCTTTGATAGAGCCGCAGTCATGATAGTCTTACCTGCACCAGTCGCTACCTCTTGAATGCATTGTGGATTCTTCAAAAAGTTGTTGACGATCTCTACCTGATAATCACGTAGCAGAATTGGCTTACCCGCCTCGACATGATTTTTAGGCCATACACATTCAGAAAACGAATCCACGGACACTTCAGCGAAACTGAAACTAGTCCGATATTCGCGCATGTCTACTAATTCAATATCGTAGTCGTACTCTTCTAGTATAGGAACGATATCAGGAATCAAGTTGACATATGTGCTACCGGCCAAACTACAATAACTAACCTTACCATTCCATCTACCGAGGCGTACCGCGGGCAGATAACGTGCGCCGGGTACTTCATGCTCAAACTTGCGCATCAATGCCTTACGGCAATCTAACTCAAGACCTTCTATCTTGATGTTAACTTCATCTTTAATTATTATTTTTGCTTCTCTCATTTGATCTCTACCGGTGTAGAATTAGTTAAATCAATCACTTTATCAATCTTTTTCATGTCCATCGTTCCTGCTCTAGACGACATAGTTTTAAGTAGTACCCCGTTATGATTTGTACTTTCAATAACATTTGAGGTTATTCCTTCCTTAAGTAATTTGATCTTTAGCATATTGTGTATGACTTTATTATATAGTACTTCTTTGGCAGTAAAAACGTGTTCTACTTCTAGTAATTTTAGCCATTCTATCAACTTGTCTATATTCGTCAAATCACTAGTGACAAAATAAGAACTGGCAAAAACTTTCAACGGCGTATCGCAAATTTCATTCGATATACAAATACCATATTGAGACAACTTGTACAAAGTCTTGGGATCATCGTCTAAGTGAATGTCTTTGATCGCATTACAAAGATGTTCATTGATAGCAGACACATAGTAAAAACCATTCGTTCTTTTTAATGTAGGTTCCCAACTATAGTTCTCATAACCATCTACCACAGACAATAAGTTTTTGCACTCCGAAGAAAAATTTACAGTGTCAAAATATTCTTTTACAGAATTGACTGCTATCTTTAGCGCATAGGTTGAATACGTAGATTGATATACCTTTTTATCTTTGTCCCATACAAAGGTATTATCGGGCACTCCACGAAACTTAGTAACAAACTTAGTATTAAAAGGACTACGAATATGAATGTTATCCCCTTCTAGATAGACAGTAGCATCTAGGTATTCTTGAGCAGAATCGATTACAACAACATCCCATTTTAGTTCTAATAATTGTTCTATGTTGTGTCCCAACTTTTTTAATTGACGTTGATATTTTGTGAGCAATTTGTCAAATAATTTATTTTGATTTGTAGTTACCCGACTATTAGACTTCACAATATATTGCATATTATTGAAGAAGCCAAAATCTTTTTTGCTCAGGTGTACATGTCCAGCAACCATGTAATGAAGTAGGTGTTCTCTCTTTCTGAATATCATCATATCATTTTAATATAATTAATGCCTACATACAAATAAAAAGGAGAGGCCCTTTTCAGGGCCTCTTCAATCCGCGGGCTACGGAGATGAGTCGTTTATACCCGCTTCATGACTGTATTCTCAGCAAGATTACGCCAGTTAGTCGGGCTGATCTTGACGAGATCCGCGATCTTAAGAGCCATGCGCATAGACAACTCGCGCAATCGGGCCTTCTGATCCCACATGAACTGCAACACTTGATCACCTTCATCGAACTGAAAGAAGTAATCACGGAACAGACCACCATCGGTGTCATTGTGAACCTGCTTGATGCGCAACATCTTGTCACGCTCAGTGTCAATCGTCAAGTCAAGAAAGTGACAACGTGACTGCAACGCTTCCAAGTGATCCTGCAACTTCTTACTCTTCAAGTGATCAAACTTGATGTTCGTAATAAAGATACACGAACCATTGAAGTCAAAACTGTCGGGGATGCCTTCGCGGCGCAACATGCTAGAATCACTGTTCCAGTAAATTCTACGGCGCTTGCCACTGTCAAGTGCGGCCTTGAGAATGTTCAATGCAAGATCATCCATCAACACGCTGTCACAGTCATCGAACACCAATACGTGATTCTTGTCACTATGCTTGAACAATGTAGCATAGAGACCCAATGCCGTCATAGCACCCTTGACAATCTCAAACTTGATCGGACGACCCGCGATCTTGTCAAACATAGCAGCCTTCTCCAACTGCTGTTCAACACCATAACTCTTACCAACGCCCGGAGGGCCTGATACGATCATTGCGCGAATGCCACCGTTAGTAGTCGCGGCAGACATTTCATCAAGAATCGAAAAGCGGGTACGAATACGTGCCATAGCCTCGTCATCAGTTTCCTGAACGACAGGGGTAGACACAAATGCGGACACTCCTGCAGGTGCCGTCTCACCACCAACAAACTCAAAATCACTCATTGATTCTACCTTCACTTTAACGGTGTCGATTGCGATATCAAACTGACCCTCGTTACGAACCGTAATATAATTACCTTTCTTACCTGACTGAAAGCCTTTGACCAATTTAAACTCAGTGTCAACTACTGTCGAGCCACGATAAGAACCCTTAAAAATACGAACAACTGACATACTCATCTCCATCAATTAACGAACAATATAACTATTATAGTCCCTTGCAGGGCTAATGTCAAGCCGGGGCAAACATCTTAGCACCTTCGGCCATAACGACACGATATGCTTTCATTGTTTCTTGCGTCTGGGCTAATGGGCTAGTATGAATATACTGCATCATTTCCAAGAAGCCCAAACCCAAAAATTCTGCGTCTTTTTGGATCACTTTGATTGCTGTAGCGATTTGCATTTCAGTTCCTTTTCTCAACTCTATGTATCTATTATGAACCCAATCACACCCAAAGTCAAGCCTTTTTCGCCACTTTTTTCCATTATTTTCATAATGAAAAAAGGCGTTTAAAATCAACAACTTACGATGCCTAAATTGTTGTTTAAAAACAACAACTTACAGACTACAGTCCTGGCACAATTGTGGGTTGTGGTATCTTATCTCTTTCATGGGCTAATTTCAGGTACAATGTATCATATGCCCTGTCTTTGAAGACTTGTCTGTTATGCTCTATTATGTGCTTGTTTTCTTCGTATGCTTTTCTAAAATCTTGAACGTCTCGAAACATCATATCGATAGAAAACATAAATTCAAAAAATCTTCTGTCGTTATCTAGGATGCTATCATATGAATAGTTTATGAAGTTCGGTAATTTGAAACCATAACTCTTTACATCTTCGATGAAACCTGAATATGCAAATGGTAGTATGAAATTACCTTTGATCAAAGGATCTAGTGTTTTTTCAGTCATGCCCCTTGTGTTCCACCCAGATGAACACAATGTTTCAACATATATAGAAACATATGTTCTTTTATAAAATTCATCTCCGATAGGATACCAATAACCTCCGGAACCTTCTGGATTCTGAATGGTGTTTATTACTGATTGGCTAGGATTGTTGGGTAGAAAATTGTTGCCAGCACTATTAATAAATCCCTTCTTCTCATAAAGCCTACGTAGATAATCTTTTAATCCGGCTCGGTATCTCATCCTAGGCATGAACAACCCGTGATATACTAAACCAGGACACAAATATGCTTTACAAATACTAGGATCATCTTTTCCTTCAGGAATATTAAACATCTCTTTGTTAGCACCAGTAGTCCATATTATCTCTCTACTACCTATAGGCAAAGAGTTCACTAGATTTTCAATCTTATGATAATCATGATAATAGAGTTTATGACGATTAAACATTATATCATAATGTATCAATCCGTCTCCAGTGCCGGCTGCAAGATTTTTGTGTACGACATATGTATTGGGAAATACTTCCCTATAATCTTTTAACATTTTTAAAAAATGTTCTCTATCGTATCTCTCATCGATATGAAATATCGCCAATACTATTACTATTTGTTTAGTAGTGAGTCTTTTTAATATCTCACTATTGATAGGGTTGAAATTATGAAGTAGCGGGATTACATCCGCGTCTTTTATATTGTCAACATATTCCCAACCTTCTTCAATGAAGAAGGGCCATATGTGTACATTAAATAATCTTCTATTTTCTTCACTAGGCAACGAATCATTGATACTACTTAAATTACGTAAAATGCGCATGATTTTTATTTATATTCATGTTCGTTCATTCCGCATATGCAAACACCATTTACGAAAATATGATCACAAACATCTTGTATTTGTAATGCTTCATAAAGAAGCGGGACTGATCTTTCTAATTCAGGGTATTTTCTAAGATCCTCTAGTGTCATACATTCTATAGCACGTAACACTTTTTCTACTGCCTGCCTGCTCATTAATCATCCCTGCCATAGTTATAACTTTCAATTTTATAGATAGCATCGCGTAGTGTCTTGATGCCATCACATATAGCCCAAGCCTTCTTGTCTACATTTACCTTTATGAATGCATCATTGTACACAAGAATGTCTACCTGAGATCCTGTGTAGTTGAAAGTCACCGATATATAAGGTATTCTACCTTCGTGTGTGGATGTGTGGATGTTTGAAAATATTTTTGATTTTTTAGTGTATAGGAATGCCAATATCAATGATACTGTTTTTTCGCTCATACAAACGACCATTTTTCCATCACAAAATATTCGTTTAAATCTTTTTTCCTGAGGAAATACTTACCCGTGATCGACAGGCCGGTATTACCGATATGTCTATCTAACAATGTTAACAATGGATTATCACCGGTGATAGAGAACATAACTTTATTTAGTTTATCATCTTCAAACCAGTACTCTATATTGTTCATACGACGGCGTTGATTCTCTATTCTTTTTAAGAACTTTAAGTCACGCTGAACAGGTTCGCGCATGTTAGGAAGATTGTTGTTTTTAAAATAACTAGATTGAAAGATTCCGTCAATCTCTTTATCGTAATCGTAGAAATAAGGCAAGCGATACACGATGCCTGCTAGGCTATCAGGAACTTGTAGTGGATTGCCATGTAAGAATTTCTGCAAGTCCTTTCGGTACTTAGTCAGTTCGCGACCTTGCAAGGTCAACATCAATAGTTTATCCTTATAATACTTGCGGATATTTTCTGCCTTTTGACGATCAAGGTCATTAACCTGCGCCGGCAATTCAGGACTGTTCAAACTTCTATTAAATCTATTTGAATCACTATTAGACAAACGTTGTATGCAACAACTGATAGCCAATATATCTTCTAGATATGTCCTAGTGGTGTCCGGGGCCAACTCGCCCTCAACCTGCTTGAATATATCATCTAGACTCCA